ATCGGCTTGTGGGTCTTCAACTTTTGTTTCTGGTTTTGATTTTCCTCCACCCATTGAAATTTCTTCCTCAGAAGTATTGCTGTATATGTATTTTCCAGCATCAGAATCCCATCTTGGTGTTTCACCGCGAGCAATTGCTTCAAGATATTCAGCTGGTTTTTTAGAATATACATCTTCCCAAGTAAGTTCGTCTTCCAACCAAGATGTCATTGTTTCTTCGTCTTCGTGAACTGGAGATGGATCATCATACATAACTGTTTGAATTACCGTATAGAAGGCACCTTTTGGTGTTTTTGCTTTTGTCAATTCTAAAATAAGGTCTCTCCCTTTTTCACCATCTGCAACATCACCTTTTGCCTTATAGATTGGAATGATTTTATCAAAAATTCCTTCTTGTTTGTAATTGTGTTTGAACCTCCAGAATTTAGGTCCGTCTTGTTCATTCTCACGGTCAATTACCTTAACAATGTAAAACTTACGAGGTTTGTATTGTTTTGCTAATTCTTTGTCAGATTCTTTACCAGTTGACATAAGAACATCATAAACTTCACTTAACGGTGAACGTTCATTGTCATTTTTTCCTGGATCATAAAATTTCTGCCATTTTCCGTCCACAAGAATTTCGTGGAACCATACCTCTTTAAAAGGTGAAGATCCGTCTGGAGTAGGTAAAATACGGATTTTCTTTTGTGCTTGCTTTTCGTTGTCTTTAAGTATTGCAGCAAAATACTTTTTCATTCTTTCTTCTTGTGACATCTTTGCAGTGGAAGAAGAACCACTTTGTTTTGAGCTTTCATACTGAGCCAAAACCGCATCTAAAACATTGTTTGTCGCCATATATATATAATTTAAAAGTTTACAATAGAAAATATAAGTTAAATTGTTGTCGCAGTCAATAAAGTATTAAAAATTATTTAAGGTCGCAAAATACGACCTTAAACATTACATTACATCAGTATCTTTTTCATTATCTTCATAATCATAAAAAGAATCTTCTATTTGGTCTTTGGAAAATGATTCAACATCATCTGAAGTTAAAACATACTCATTTTTACCAGATTTTTCCATTTCATCTTGTTTATCATCAAAAAAATCGGTTAGTTTTTGATTAAAAGGTCCTGAATCAAGACTCCTTAACTCTAACTTTTCTTCTGGTGTTTTTGGTCTCATTTTTTCAATCTTACTTTCTAAACCATCAATTTTAGAAACTAATTGATCCATATCTGCTAATTTTTTTTCTAACGTTGATAATTGATTAAATAGGTTATTAAAATATTCCTCTTGTTTTTGTTCGATATTTTTTTGTGAATCTACTAAATCAGTAATATCTAATTTTTCACCTTCTTCATCTTCACCTTCAGGACTTAATTCTTTAACATCTTTATCTGTTGCTAAATCAACTGGTGTTGCCCCTGTTGGTGCTCCTGGTGCTGGTGGTGCTCCTGGTGCTGGTGGTGCTCCTGGTGCTGGTGGTGCTCCTCCTGCTGCAGCTGGGTCTAATGGTGGTGCTCCTGCCGCTGGGTCTAATGGTGGTGCTCCTGCCGCTGGGTCTAATGGTGGTGCATCTTGTTCAAAAATATAATTATTTATATTTTTAAATCTTTTTATTTCTTCTAGTATTTTTTTATCTATACTCATATTAACCATTTAATAATTGTTTTATCCCTGTTTTAGTTTCAACCTGGATTCTTTTATTTGTTTTCATTGTGTTATCAACTCTTTCAATAAGACCATCTTTTTCTCTAATTGTATAACAATCCCCAGTATCTAAATCACAAACTTCTTTGTAACCATTACCAGCGTCTTTTTCTGACAATCTTGTATTTTTACCTAAATAATTGTCTAAAATTAATTTTGTATTCATAATTATATTTTTATTTAATAAATATCTTAATATTCAATAAAATCTAATTGGAAGTTGGATTTATTGAATCGAAAACTTGTAAACCTTGTCTTGCTTTATTTTCTATGTTAGTTTTGTCTTGTTCTGTTAATTTGTTGTAAACATCAGGATTTCTAACGGCTGCCCATAAATTAACATATTGTTTAACAGCATTTTGTAATGTTCTATTTGTTGAGTAAGATCCGATTGATGGGTTTATTTTTGATATTGCAAAATCAACAAAATTTTCAACACTTGGGAATGAAACTGTTGGTACATTTGTATTATTAGACTTACTAACACAAAAATATTTTTTATCAATAAAATTAATAAATGTTGGTCCATACGTTTCGGTTAAACTAACAGAACCAAAATTATTTTCATAAGCACTAAATCCTGTCTGACCACCGGTATCTAGATAGAAGAAAATAAATAAAAGTTGTCTTAAATCAAACTCTCTTTCTTCACCAGTTTTTAAACCAATATTTATTAATCTATTTTTCAATATTGTATCCATTTCTTTCGCGGTTTTAGTTACAATTTTTGGTGCGTCAACGGTTGTAAATCCAACATAATTACTATTTAATTTATCAGCACAATTTTGATTTGATGTTAATTTTTCTGTTCCTAATACATTTGCAACAACATTAGTTGTTTCAGTTATTACGTTTCCGCTAAAACTTTTTCTTTCATTTTCTTGTACTTGTAATTGTTCTTTAATTCTACTAATTAAGTTTACACTTAATGATTGAATAAAATTATCTATTTTTGGTAAACTATAAAACGGTTGTCTTGTACCAGTAAACGATGTACTAAATGATCCTTCACCAATTTGATGTGAAACTTTAGTAATCATATATGGTCCACTAAACATTGGTACGTTTCTTAAATTAAAATACATCATAGGTTGTATGAGTGCATTACCCATCATATCAACAGAACAAGTATAACTTCTATTTTTATACAAATTATACAATGAAACACTTTGTGTTGCTGTACCTCTATTTCTACTTTGATTGGCCATTTGATTTATCATTTCAAGTGATTCCGCTGTTGGTTGTCCGGCATCCTGACCTAATGTAAAACTTTCAAATATTTGTTGATTTTGTGAACTAACATCGACATTAAAACCAACAACTTTATTTGATTTATCCCAATTATTTTTATTTAATTGGTTTTCAAGTAGTGGATTGTCACTAGCTCTTCTTAAATCAAAAGCATCATCTCTATATCTATAATCTGCATTATCATTCATAGCCAAGTGATTACTTGGTTTACTATTATAATAACATAATATTTTTGGTGTTGTGTTTCGGTAATCAACATTTAAAAATGTACCCCAAAATGAATTTGCAAATTCTAAACTACCTTCAGCTTTAGGTACCGGATTTTTTACAGCGTCTTGTACATTATAAAAATTTGAAAAGGCTGGGATTGGGAATATTGTAAAATTATTTTCTTGTAATATTGTTGATATTATATTATACCAAGTATTTTTTACTAAACCGGTTTCAATCATATCTTTAACCTTAAAGATGTCCACTAAAACTTTTTGTCCAATATCTCTACTTGCTCTATCAAATAATAATAAATCTTCAAATATTGTTTTTGTTTTAAGGTCAGCTCCAGCTATCCAAGTATCATTTAAAGCTTTAAACATATCCCAAAGTTCGTCTCTTGATTGATCACCTTGTAGTGGTGCTTTATTGTCAAGACCTTCATTTGTTACAACAATTTCTGGTAATTCATTTCTAATACCTGTCATTAAATCATTTAGAACATTGTTAAGATATAACTCTGTTGTATCCAAATATGTATTCATTAATGTAAAAAACTCAGAAACATTAATATTTTTATTAATTAATTTTTGTGTTGCATATAATTTAATAATTGGTGCAAAATCTTTTACATTTTTTTCATTAAATTGTACATTCATATCAACAAAAAAATCTGTAATATATGAACCATTATCAGAATAAACTAATTCTGGTATTTCAGAAAAACCAACATAATACTCAAGGTCTTTCCAAGTCTGTGGGTTTGCACTTTTTGACTGTGCTAAAGTTATTGAACCACCATTTGTCGGTAAAGAACCTGGTGCACCTTGATTATAACCTTGATATGAAATTGGGTCTTCAATAAATTTAGTTGAGAAAGTATAAAATAATCTTTTATCGTACATTGTTGGATTACCCATTTTAAGTACAACGTCATATTCCATAAACTTATTTAAAACTTTTTGGAAGTTTTCATTTTGTTTTTTAATGACCTCATCAACTAAAGTCTCATTCTGTAAATTTGTTGGTTTTTCAATAACCATAAGTTGTCTCATTAGATATTGAAAATTTTTAAATGCAATCTCAAGTTCGGTTTCCTCACCTGGTTCTCCAGCAATTAAAGTATTATAATCATATATCGATCTACTAAAATTTAAAAATTCTTCTTCAAAATAGTCTAAAACTTCGGTTTCAAATGTTGTAAATATTTCAGATATTTTATTATATTTTTTATTATCACCATTCAATGAAAAATTTTGTTGTATTGCCTTATCTGGGAATATTTCTTTCATATAAGAACTTGGGTCTGGTTTAGTTATTTTTGTTAAATCAAAATAACCGTAATTAGGTGCACCCCAAAACATTCTAACTGAACCATTAAATAATGCCGGATTATTTGTAATTTCAATTTTTAAATTATTGTTTTTAAAACATTCATCATTTATCTGATTTATTGTATTACCAAATGATGGTATAATAAAATATTTATCATCGGTATTATTTTTTGTTAAAACTGACCAAGTAGAAAGATTTAATGACCTACCATTATCTGAATTATCAAATCCAGTTGGTTTGACAATTTTACTTTCAATTGTTGTTGATAATATCAATTTACCATCGTCCAATAAAGTTTGTACTTCACCTTGTGAATAACCAGCTGTTGATGCGTTTGTCACATAAAAAATTTGTGGATTTGACAAAAAGAAATTAGATGATGTTACATTCTGTGGTATGTCAATTGTGTATCTACCAACACCACCAGTTGTACCACTAACTTGTGATAATATTTTTGTATTTATTTCAAGACTTTGTCCTACAATTTTTTGGTTAACTGAAAGTGTACCACCAGTGATACTTAATACATCCATTGTTGTTCCAGTTATAGAGCAAACACCATTTAAAACTGTTGGGTTTTGAGCTAGGTTTACTTTATAAATTCCAATACCTCCAGTTGTACCACTTAATTGTGAAACTATTGTTGTGTTTAATTCAACACCTGGTCCAGCCAATATTTGTCCAGGTAATAAGTTGTTATCATTAATTGTTTCAACAACTAAAATATCATTATATGCTGTTGCGGTACCATTTAATTGTGTTGTTCCAGAAAATAATTTTAAACCTTGTAGAAAAACATTCATATCATCAATTAATTTTGGATAAAATCCAACATTCATTGTTGTTACCGTATTTGAACCATTTGTTATATTATCAGTTAATACAATATTTTTTGGTTGATTATTTATATTTAATGTAAAGGTTTTAGTTGACGCTGAATTTGATGGATCATAATTTGCTAAATAATTAAAGTTATTCCAAGATTCATCTAAAACGTCAGTACCTTTTCTATTCCAAGTTTTATATCTGTGCCATATCGAACCGTACTTTAAAATCCAAGCATATGGCATTCTATGTACACCACCAAACTTTTTTAAAGTTGATATTATATAATCAAGTTCGGTATTACTTTCTAAATCTTTATATTTTTCTCTTAAAGTTGCGAGTGGTAAACTATTAATAAAATAGTAAGCTGCGGATTTATAAGGTGATAAATCATTTGATTTATATCTAAAGTTAAATAATCCATTTTGTATTGAGTTTATAAAAAATGGTGTATTTAATATTGATGTTGTTTGAGTATCCGTCAAATAAGCTTCGTAGTTTGAATAATTTACATTACCTTCAGTTATAAACTGTTCTTCGATTTTTCTATTATTATAAAACTGTTTTAAATTTGTATTAATTGTTTGATTAAAAATATTTGTTGTATAGTTATAATTTGTTACTGGTCTTTTAGTTGTTGTTGTATCGTCAATTGAAAAATTTGTTATAGTTTTATGGACAGTGTTATATTTTAACACTTTATTAGTATTAAAGATTTCTTTATCTCCATTTACTGATTTTCCATTTGCTAAATATTTTTTTGACCAATCTAAATTTGTGATTGGGTACATATCTGTAAAATCAAATTCATTACTTGACGTTAAGTTTTGAATATAGTCTGTAATTTTATTTGCTTGAGTTAAAGATAAACTAGGTTGTGATTTTTCACTACTTAATAAACCTCTATTAAATATTTGGGCTGGGTTGTCTACTTTATTTTTTAGATACGGTGTAACTATTTCACCTCTAATAAATTTTTGCCAGCTTTCACCCTCACCTTGATTTGATATGTGTCTTAAAAATGTTGTAAAATTACCACCATCAATTAAGTATTGTTTTAATTTCTTTTGTAAAAATGGTGATTCGGAACCTAAACTTTTTAAAACATTTAATTTTTCATTTTCAGATTCAACCAAATAAACACTTGATTGATAACCAGATTGTCTACTTAATTTAGAATAAAAAGCATTTACCATTACTCTTTCGTAAATTTCATAATAAAATTTAGACTCCTCTTTATTTTGAAAGACTTCATTTGTTATAGGGAAATCAACAGAATTTAAACTTAATCTATTAGGTTTAAGTTCACCGTTATTTGTATCACCAATATCTGGTTCTGGTTGTTCTCTTTCAATAAAACCTTTAATATATTCTTCAACAAATTCAATTTCTGGCCATAGTTCCGGAATATATGCTTTTGTTAATGAAGATATTGACGGATCACCAGGATATTTTTGTTCAAATTTTTCGTTACCATCTTCGGCAGTGTATTCTCTTAATACTTGTGGCCAAGGATAAATTGGTTCAGTTGTCTGTCCAGGTACTTTAACATCAACACTTTGTGCTGTTGATGAACCACCAATCACCGCCGCTTTTCTATATGGATTTTCTCTTACTTCCCAAGCTTTTGTGTGTACATCATCCATTAATCTAATGAATGCTTCACCTTGTGCAAAAAATGGTGCTAAAATATTTCTTATTGTTGGTTTAAAACCAATACCACTATCTTTTCTTGATAATTGTTCGGCTAAACTTTCTGTTATTTTTTTTTCAATTTCAGATCTTAATGTTGTAACATTTTTTGATGCTATTTCAATAATTTCATTAAATCTACCTTTACCATCAAAAGAATAGAATAAGGAATTATTAATTATTGATGTATAATTTTGTTTAAATTCATCAACAACAGTTGTTGCTGTTGTTGCACTTTTAGATGCGTTTTTACCAAATATTTCTTTGTATGATTCAGAAAAATTAACGTCCTTATCTGTTACATCAATTTTTATTTTTTTCAAATCAACATCTATTGGTACTTGACTTTTAGTTACTTTTCCTGATACAGTATAACTACCATTTGTACCGGCAACACTATTAGCCGATAGTTTTTGTACAAAATCTTTTAAAATACCATCTAGTTCTGTTTCTGCTGCAGTTCTTTTTTCTGGTGTATTATAATCTTTTTTATATGTATAAACTTTACTTTCATTTGTTAAAACAAATGGTGTTTTTTCATCTAGATAAGTTCTATACCAAGAATTTGTATTAAAGAATACTTTCTTTTGGAACTCGGTTAGTAGTGTTTGAAAATTATCTAACTCTGTTAATGTACCTAGATTTTCTTTTGAGAATTTTTCTAAAATTTCTTTTATAAAATTATCTAATTTACTTTTAAGTTTTGTTACTGTGTATTCAGGAAAATCATCATCAATTAAACCTTTTGTTTTGTACTCAGAATAAACTTCTTTCATTTTTTGATAACCTCTACTAACTAGTTCTGGTTTTCTATTACGATTTCTTGTTGCAGTAATTGTAACTTCACCATTATCAACAGAAACACTTGTTTGTGTCCCAGAATTATTTGTTGGTAAATTTTTATTAACAAATGTATTATACATATGAGGTACCGCTAACATTTGACCCCAATTTACATAAGACATTATACCATATTTATATCCGTGTAATTTTAAACTAATTTTAAAATTTCCAGAAGAACCATCAAAAGTTGATGAAAACGTCTGTAACATTAATGGATATCTTACTGCTTTACCATAAAATCCTTTAATAGTTAAATAAAAAATTGGATATGGTAATTGGAAGAATGCAGCATATGGTGAATTATTACCAGCTTCAAATAATGCTCTACCTTTAACATCCTCTAATGTTATACTAACAGTTGGATAAAATGCTGTGTTAATATCAATATTAATTGATTTAATACCTAATAAACCAGTATCAACAGATCCCGGTGTACCATTTGAGTATTGACTTTGTGTTATATAATAGTCGTCAGATTTTTTTGGATTTTGTACGGCATTTAATTTTGGTTGATTTACCCCTTCACCTTTTACTGTATCTTTTCCGGTTAACTCATCGGACCAAGATGTGCTCATAAATTTTTTAAAACCTGGATTTAGGAAATTAATTTTACCAACAGAAATTGTCCTTACATTATCATTTAGTGGTGCACCAATTGCTAATTTTGTTCTTGGAACAACACTACATTCCAAGTTAGCATACATCATTAAATTTTCTTGTTTAACATATCTTTCTCTAACCTTTCCTTCTTCATCTATTACTTTATTTGGGTCAACGAGAGTTATGTTGTCATAATCAAATTCAACTAATATATTTTCTCCGTTATCTACCATAATAAAAAAAGTAATTATTTAATTCATTGTTATAATCCTGTAATGATGTTAGTAAAGGAAATGGAATTGTCAATATAGCACCATCCGGTATACTCCATTCAGAACCACTATACTGTGGGTTTGCTTGTAATATTAACCAACCAAAAAATGGTGAATTATAGTACTGTGTAGATATTTTATCTAACCTTGATTGACCAATCCTATAAATGTAATTTTTATCGGTTGCTTTAGATGGTAATATTATATAGGGAACAACTTCTTGTTGTCCATTAACTAAAAATTGACTATATCTATTGTAATATTGTAAATTCATATTTAATTAAATTTAATTTTACCATCAAAAGTTTCTACTTTTGTATTAATGTTATTTGTTGAATATAAGTCTAATATTCTTTTTTTCTGGTCATTTGTTGCGTTTGTTGTAAACACATAATTTAGTTTATAAGTAACTGCCGGATCTATTGGTGATGTTGTTAATTTTTTATATGTTTCACTTTCTTTTATATTTTTTTCAGTAAATCTTTGTTCTGAATTATATTTTGTATACTTATCCCATTGATTTACTAATCCTTGAGTTGCATCATTAATACTTTTCTCAACATTTGTTTTATTATCACCATATAGTGTACTATCTAATAAATAATTTTTAAAATCATTTCTTTTATTTTCATCAAAAATTACTTGTGCCATTACTTGGTAAAATCGGTTAGTTTCTTTATTATATTTTATTGATGTATTATAAGTAAAACTAATTTTACCTAATTCTTCATTTTTGTTATTTGGGTTATTTTCAACCCCTTTATCATTAAAAGTTGAATTACCTTTATTATATATGTCATCAGCTAAATCTAAACCTAAAAACAACCATGCTTTAACAATACCATTTTTTTCATCAAAAAATTCTTTATGTTTATCTTTTATTTTACCATAAGTTTGTTTAATTAATTCAAAAGTATCTGCTGGTGCTGGTGCGGCACTAGGTGGTGGTGGAGGAGTATCTCCGCCTACAGTTGGGCTAAAGGTTACACCGGACAAGTTATATATATTTGTTAGGTTATTACTATTTAATGAGCCATCTGTTTTTGTTAATATTAAATTAAATTGTCTAAAATATTGTATATACTCTTGTTGTAAAGTAACAAGACTTGTTAAATTATTTGTAACATTTAATATAAAATCATCTTTAGTTTTTGTAATATAATCTTTAAGTCTATTTTCAATTTCTCTCTTATCTTTTAATCTTAAATCATCATTTTTAATTATTTGTTGCATAAAAGGATCTTCCCTTTTTGATACATCATCTAATACTCTATCAAAAAGTTTATTTAATTTTTCTTCAACATTCTTTGGTTTACCGTATATTGAAACTTGTTCTTTTGTTCCGTACTCATCAAAACTACCTTTTAAATAATCTTTTTCTAAAAATAATAAATTTATAATTCCGATATTATTTGTTTTAACTAATGTATTATTTGTGTTTATTACGGCATCAAAATATTCAACGGTTTTGGTCCAAAAAGAATTAAGATTTTTTGTATAATCAATTTCAGTGTCATTTAATATATTACCAATAGTCGAACCACCTTTTTTAGGTATTGGGTTTTCTACTTGATTTGTTTTAACCGGTGGTTGATTTGCTAATATTTTCTCAACAACATACTTATCTCTTTCACTAACATCTTCGGTTGCTGTTGCTCTTTCATCGTAAATTTCGGTATTTGCATAAAAATTAAAAGATAAAGCGTTTTGTAATTCCTCAACAGGACCTCTTAATCCGTGACCACCAATAAAATCAAAACTTAAACTAACATCAACAATCATTGGTTGTATACCTATACCTTCTGGGTTTAAATCATATTTAGCATCATCATATTTAAATGATAAATTATTAGGTACAATTTTACTATGATAAAAATCACCAACTCTCAATACTAATATTGGTGGTGCCCCAAATGATGTGTTTAAAGCGTCATTGTATTTTGGTCTACCATCAGCACCAATTATAGGTATTGTTTGTCCTGGTCTAACACATTGATTTAAAAATGTAAGTCTAGCATTTAGACCTTCAGGTGTTGTTGAGTGGAATGCCGGATTAAAATATTTAATTTTATCTTTTATTGATTGGAATATCATTGGGTCATTTTCCTTTAATACTTCAAAATAGTCACACTCTGAAAATAAAAATCTTAGTATTTTTTTAGAAATACCGTCTTTTATTTTTTGTTCTACAGTAATATTTGGTGATGGTTTAATTGCGTTAGATGGTTTTGTTTGTGGATCTTCAACAACTATTACATTCTCACCACCACCACCTTCATTAACGGTAACTTCTTCTTTTACTGGTGGCTTTGGTGGGACTTTAGCTCTAATCGATTGAATCGCCACCCTTCTACAGGCCATAGGTGGTATAGAATACCACTCAGCAAAACTTGTCCTTTTATATTGGTTTGTTCCAACTTTTTCCCTAACATTCACTCTACAATCAACACTATCAGTTAAAAAACTATCCTTACCACTACTATTAACTAATGCAATATCATTAGTGTCAGAAGATTGTTGTGCTTCTGAATTTGTTTTAGGTATAACAATTTCTTCACCTCTTGGTGTAAATTTTAAAATAAGGCTTTTATCGTCAATATAATTTTGTATTGTTTTTCCAGATACTTCTTGTTTTCCTAACCATTTTAATACAGAATCATTTCTTCTTTTTGATATGTCAACATTATACTGAACACTAGCTGTTGCTGAAGCTGAACCAACTAAATCAATTTCTATTTTACCACCTTGGGTTAATATTTCTCTAACTTTTTCAAGAAACCCACCTTTTAATACGGAAAAGTTACCTTCAACAACTTGAGTAAAAAAATCTGGAATTGCAGATCTTGTATATTCTTTAACAGCACCATTATATGTTATTACACCACCTCTTGGTCCTTCTGTTATATCATTTGTTAAATAAGCTTTTTCTGGTGCATTATTTACATATTCTACATTTTTTCTACCCATATATCCTTCATACCAAAAATCAAAATCGTTTGTTGCTGTTGGTCCATATGTGTTGGCTCCTGTTCTTGAATTTGGTGAATTATTATCAAAATACCAACCATATCCTACAAACTTATCTAAGTCTTGTGTTGCGACTAATTCTGTTGAGGTTTGATTTTGAACGGTGCTTGTTGTTGAATTTGCATTATTACTATTATCGGAGTTTGTACCGCTACCTTGTGTTACTGTTGAGCTTTCAGGTGTTTGTGGTATTTCAAAAGCAACTTGTCCAAGTTCTTCAGCTGTCAATCTTGGGTTGTTTAATACTTGTTGGTAAGTAAATAAATCTCTTGTTGGTATTGTATTAAATTTAATACCTAATTCATATAAATCATATTTTAAACATCCAGCAAAAAATGAATCTAACATAGAATCAACTCTTTCTTTTGGTATGTTTTTTAATTGTTTCTGTACAATTGTATTCATTACCGCAGGGTGGTCAACAATCATTTTCCAACTTATACTACCTTTTCTTGTTGTATTTTTATAAGTATAAATTGGTTCTGGTCTTCCTAAAAATGTTGTTGGATTAAATTGTGGTGAACTATCATCACTAAAAGTTAAGCTATATGGGGGGAACCACATTATTCTACCACCATTTGGTCCTCTTTCACAAACCGGTAAATCATCATAAGTATAACCAGGTCTATCTGATGTCCTCCAAGCTAAGTTCTCAATTGAGAACATATATTTTTTAACTTTATTGTCAACTATATTTGTTGAACCTGGATTTTTTAATGGTGCAATATTTAAATTATATGTATTATCAAATACTGAATATGAGAATTTTCTACCTGATTTTGTAATACCATCACTTTTTTGTAAATCAGCATATGTGAAATACGGCGTATCTTTTGTAAAAATTCTACAATATTCAATTCCAGCTTCAGTACCATCAGAATCATTTTTATATGATAGTACTTTTGAGCCTTTTGTTATTTCTTTATAACCATCATTAAATACTTTTGATACCTGGTTAATTGCATTACCAACGTGTTTTAATCTTGTACCACCTTGTACGTTATCAGCAGAATTTATTAATCTTTGTGTTTGATCTAATATTGAACCTTCCTTAAAATTAATATCTGTTGATTGATATTTTTCATAATCTGTTTTAACAACTTCATATTCTTTATCTTGTTCGGTTACTTTTCCTCCAACACCTACTTTAAAACCAGCATTTGGTTTATATTTTGGTGATGTCCAAACAAACTGTCCGGCAATACCACCGCCATCGGTTAAAGATTTTCCGGCCAATCCATTTTGTATTTTATTTTGGTTACCTTCATATAATATACCCAATTCTTGTGGTCCATAAACAATTGTTGTAAGTTGTTTACCACCAGGACCAACTGGAACTTGATTTGCCGGTGAATCAATTCTTGATGGTTCCGCTTGTGGGCTACCAACATAATAACCACCTGTATTTGGTTTATCCGGATCTAAAATTCTATCAAGACCAGTTGTTATTGATTGTATTGGTCCTCTTGTGTATTTTGGTCTATATTTGTTATAATCTAATGTAGAAAATAATATTGATCTTTGTCCGTTACCGGTATTAGCAACAAATGTTTCAGACGGATTTCTAAAAACATCTAAAACTGGTCCTAATAGTCCGCCAGTTAACGGATTAATAACTTCAAGTGCTTTCTCAAGTCTAGGTGCTTGTATTTCCGTTCCATTGAAATAGTCACCTGGAATTAACGAAACTGGGAAATACGTACCACTCAATCTATTTCCTAATGATACTGCAGCGCCTAATGGATTTTCTGGTTCTGTAATTTTCCAATTTTTTTCAACAAAAGGTTCTTTACCACTAGCAACTAGTGTTGCAGTAAACGGATCTTGTAACGAATCTAAATTTACTCTACCAATTGTATTCTGTGTAATTTCTGCTGCAATTCTTTCTTCAAACAAACTTTTTAAAGTACTAGCTCCAAGTCTAGCAAGATAAGTATCCTGCGATAAGGGTCCGTTTGAACCGGTTGGGTTTTGACTAAATATTAAATCATAAGTTGAATATGATGATGCGACAAATGATGATGGGTCCCAATATGGTTGGTATAGTTTAGGATTACCAACAACATCGGTAATAACAACTAAATCATTATATCCGCCTTCCGGACCATAAATATTCTGTACATAAGCTGCATCAATAAAAAATTCATTAATAATATCAAGTTGTGTGTCATTTGGACTATACGGACCTGAATTAGATTCAACCGGATATGGTGCAGCAGGTAATGAATATTTACCTTCAAATCCACCATCAGGTCCATACTCATTTAATGGATATAATGTATTTGCAAAATTGTTTGATGAAATTAAAGTATCTGGTGAGTCAATAACACTAGATACTGTCAAATTTGTTTCATAATTTACATTACTACTTGGTGGTGAAAAAACACCAGGTACAGTATAAGGTTTCAAGTTTCTAACCATTAGTTGGTTTCTGAAACTTGAGGATGATGCAAATGATAAAGTACTCTCTGACATTTTATTTTATAAATACAAAAAAAATATTTTTATTAAGGCTTACTTGGCATATCACCTTTATTAACTTCTAACATTTTATTATAAACAGATGTTATATTGTTATTGTCAGAAAACCATTTTACAATCTCGTCAGTAATAGTAGATTTCTGTTGGTCTGTCATATTTCCAACATTTTGATCTGTTTTAACATTAACATTAACATCAGTCTTTGTTTCAATACCTAAAAATTGTTTTACATTACTATAACCTTCTTTAATTTTATTAGTTAAATCTTCAACACCTTGTATAACAGTACTATTTTCTACTGTTGGTTTTTCTGGTTTTTTTCCACTTACTTCACTATACGTTTCTTGAACTCCGTATGAACCTTCAACATATGCTTTAACAGCACCTGCTTTAATCCCTCCTGCGGCTTTTTCTATACCATCTAAAATTTTACTTGGTATATTTGCAAACTCACCTAAGGCTGATTTTAAATTTTCTAAATTAATTTCACCTGTTGCTAAATTTACAATACCTTTTTCAACATCACCCATAGTTCCAGCGGCAAAATTTCTAACACCTTCTGTTGTTACTTGTTCACCAAAACCTCTTGTTGTTGCTTCTTGTATTTTATAAGAAGCATCTGTCATTCTTTGTAATGGACCTGAACTAGCTATACCCATTCTCATTGCACCTTGGGCTCCAGAAATATTTGCATTTATTTTTTCTAATACGGATAATTGGTCTCTTGCAATTTCTTCTGCTGATTTATTTTGATCTGCTTGGTCTTTTTTAAGTGCTTCTAATTGTTCAGCGGTTAAGTTTTCAACATCAACTTCCTTCATTTGACCAGCTTCGTCTTTAATTTGAACGACGGCTTTACCATCTTTCATTTGTGACATATTAGCAATTAACGTTCTATCTTCTTCTGATGCGGCAAAACCAGGGAATCTGATTTTACTCATTTTCATATCAAGATCCGAACTCTTAATTGCCATGTTAGCCAATTCATCGGCATTCATACCTAGTTGTTTCGCAACTTCTTTAAGTTGTAATTTAGCACCTGGTAGTATTTCAAAACCTGAACCGTCTGCTTTTAACCTTGTAAACTGTTGTGAGATTTTAACCATCTCATTTTGGAGTGCAGCAGGGTCATTTAATGCCATATCCATAGCTGATAAAGGATCTAGTAATGCACTTGATTGAACACCAAGTCTTTGTAATGCTGATGAAAATTCAATAGCACTTTCTGGATTCATTAATTCGTCCGCTTTGTTTAAAACATTTGACATATTAATACCCAACATCTCTGATTGTGCTACCATTTTGGTAAGACCTTTAAGACCTCCCTCAAAATTCATTGTGTTTAACTTTCCAATATTATCAACAACACCTTTTGTTACTGCATTAACATTTACACCAACACCTTTTGCGTAATTTGCAACATCAGCCATCTTATTACCAACTTGATCCAAATTAAAACCAACATTTTTAAATTTGTTTGCAAGTTCTCCAGCATCAGTACCAGATATTTTTGATGCGGCCCCAAGTTCAACAACTGTTTCCTTTGCTAGTGTTGTGTTAACACCTAAACTTTTTGGTACATTTTCAAAAACTTTTAAAGCTTCCTGTTCTGTCATTCCAAGCCTAACCATATCCGGAACGGCATTGGCAATCATAGACCTAAACTCACCGGCTCTAGCTGAACCAATACCCATATTATTACCTAAGTCTTGAGCTTGTTTTGTTAAGGCTTCAATATCTTTTTGTAAATTTGCAGGATTAAAATTTTTAGCAACACCTTTAAATGCTGATTCTAATATTTTACCTACATTTGCCGCGTCAGTAATACCTATAGCAAAGTTACCAACCTCATAGGCATTACTAGCAACTACTGTTTCCTCTTTTTCTTTTGAATCAGAAATTTTTTCTTCTAGAGCTTCTTTTTGTTTTGTTAACTCATCATAAGCTTTTTCTAAATCTTCCTTTTTTTGATATTCTTTACCTTTTTTTCCTCCAGCAAACATAATAATGTTATTTTAATATAAATACCAAATCTTAAGGTTTTTCTATTTTAAGATCCTCTATAATTTTATTTAATAAAAATTTTCTAATATACGTTGGTATTGTTAAGAACTCAGAGTATTGTGTTCTTAAAAACTTGGAAAGATAGTAGAATTCTTCGTTTAAAAATTTAATGTAGTTAGAAGAAAGGCCGAAAAAATTCAACCCCAAAGGCGATTTGAACATCTACCTCTTCTCCAGACGGGGCTATAACTTTTCTGTTTAGGTCTAATTTTGGTTCATTTTCGTTCATAAACTTTCTAATGTGTTTTGAATCGCCAATCAACATATTTTGACAAAATTTTGCTATGTCTTCTTTATTTGTATTTCCATCAATTTCTACAACCATTCTATTTAATCTTGTTGTAACAGTTGGTGCGATATAACCTTTTGGGTACATATCAACAATATTATCAATGGCTATTGTATCCATTAGACTTAATAGTTTTAATTTAACGACTGAACCTGACATTGGTAATTTTGTTTCAAATAAACCATCTTCATTTGGTTGAATTTTTGGTTGTTTGATATTTAACTCATCTAACATAATTGATGCTTCAAATGGTTGATTTGTTTTAGGATCAGTTAAATTTAACTTATATTCCGGACCAAAAGATGTATTTCTTAAAAATAGTAAAACGGCTTCAACATCACCCTCTAACAATTCTTCCGGTCTAATTTCTGGTTCATAAATTTTATTTCTTAATAATGGTACAACAATAGCTTCTCTAATTGATTTTTTACCATCAATATTTGCTAATATATTTTCATCAGTGGCAGTTAAATAACCAACTTTAATTGATTTCTTTTTTGACTTATAAAAAATACCACCAGACGGTAACTGAATAATATCGTGTGGTAAGTTAAAATTTTGTTGTCCATAATTTACTAAATCTTGTTCCATAATTTTATTTTTATTATTATTTTATAGCATAAAAAAACCGCATACTAATTAAAGATATGCGGTTAATATTAAAAGTAAATTTTTTCTAAAAAAATCAGTAAACCAAGATACATCTGTCCATTACAATGGTTGAAGAAATTGTTGCAATCTCATCACCACCATATTTAAGTGATCCACCATCATACCCTTTTAACCAGGCACCTTCTAAAATCCATTTCTCAACAACAACTCCAGTTGGGTCCAACATTTCAAGGTCAACATTTTTCTTATAACCAGCAGCATAACCCATACGACCGGTAACAGACTCAGCACAAGTTCTAATCCATTCCATAACGGCTTGTGTTGCTGAAGGACCAATTGGGTCTCTAAATGTTACAGCTAGTTCACCCCATGTAAAGTTACCAGCAACATACGTTTCAGTGTTTAAGAATGGTATCTTAACGGAGTTAATACTTAATTTAGGTCTTGACGTACTTTCAACGTACCATTCATTAATTCCTAATGATGAAGGGAATCTTAAAATCCATCTATTGTTACGTTTCGGTTCGTAAGGAATAGGCATTTTCATTAATAAATCAGCCATAATTTCTATTTTTTAATTTTTTATTTTATTGTTTTATTTCAATAAATATTTGCTATTGAAAAATTTTTCTATTTACTTTGGTTTTTTTTATCTAATTATATATAATAAGAACTATATAATAATTAATATAATCTTTTTTTACCTCCTGCTGTTAAATAAGTCTTTAAAATATTATCGTCTTTTTTCTCAAAATGTTTTTTCATTGTTTCTATATTTCTTACATCATCATCTGAAAAACCAATAAATGGTGTAAAATAATTCCCTATTTTATTTTTCATAAATGCTTTTTTCTGTAATTGATGCGATAATCTTTTAACATAACTTACAAATTTCTCCATTGCATCAATTTTTCCTTGTTCTGGATTTGTAGCCGAACCTTCACCATATGAAACTGGGTGGAATTTACACATATCTAAATAAGCTCTTACTAACTCATCATCAGACATATCATCTTCGTCAGCTAACTCTCTATATTTTTTTAAATTTTTTACAAGTTTAGTCATATCAAGTCCGTGTTTATTACTAACAATAAGTCTATATACGGCTTCTTTTAACACTGATGGTGTGTGACCTCTTGCGGTTATAATTGCAAATACGGAACCGTTGTTAATTGCTTCCACAAAATCAGACCACGCCGGACCGATTGGTGCTTTCATTGCATCTACTAAAAATTTTTTATCACCAGTAACCCTAAAATCTCTAAATGGATTATCATCAAAATCTACAATAGTATGACCCTCGTATTTAAAATCTTTTTTTCCAATATCAGTTCTGTATTCAGCAAAATCTTCTGTTGACATACCAACACTTTTACCATTATTATCTTTTAAATAAATTTTAGTTGGCATAAACATTAAGTTATCATCCCAGTCAAAAGCGTAATATTTCATTACCGGATTTTCCTTTTCGTCAATTATTTCATTGAGTAGTCTTCTAACTATTTTTTTATAATTCATATTAATAAATATTACATAAAATAAAAAATGGTGACTATTTCTAATCACCATTTTAAAATTATCAACTTTTTATTTATACATCATCAAAAGACGCACCAGTCGGTGTAATGTAGAATGTGATGTCAATAAATTCAAGAGACCTTGTTGGTTTGATATAAATTTTACCAGTCATTTGGTTTCTATCTAAATCTTCAGTATCACTTGATACAGTAACTCTAAAGTCATATAAACCTCTATCTCTTCTAATCGCATCTAATATTGGATTAACCGCATTCAAGAAGTCTTGTCTTACTTGTTCATCATTTTGATCAAACAATAGTCTTACAGATACAGCTGAAATTAATTTTCTTGCTTGTAACAATAATCTTCTTACGTTGATTCTGTCAAGTGCTGACTCTCTTACTTGTAGAGTTTTGTTACCCCAAATTACGGTACCTACATCGGCAAATGTTGCGATTGGGTTTAGTCTTCCAACATAAAGGACATCTCTGTCTTCTTGTGTTAATTTCTTACGAGCTTTAATTGAATTTACAATACCACGAGTATAACCAGCCGCTGCAAACCAAGGGAATGCTATATTATCAGTAAGTGCCAAGTTTCTTGTAACTTCAGCCGTTGCTGGAATATAGATTTGTGTATTGTTTACACTATCTCTTGTTAATACCCAAGGATAATATGTTGCCGTATAGTTAGAATCAATTCCAGTTGTTTCCAAGTTATCAACAGCTTCTTGTGGGTAAATTAAATTATCACCTTCAGTTGTTGTAGGAACAAACATATTGTAATCCGGTGTTGTTGCAATATAAAGTGAATCAGCTCTTTCGTTTTCAATCATATCAATTGTCGCCTCAACTAAATCACTATTATTTACATAATCAATACCAGGTGATACGAATACGTTAATATTAACAGCTTCTGGGTTAGCAAAAGTTTTAATACCTAATAAGTAAGCGTAATAATCTGTATTTGCATAGTCAGTTGTACCATCACCAATTGAGATTTGTTTAAACGCACCCCACCCTGTTGCTGTTGGGTATCTGTCTGACACACAAGCACCATTAAGGAATCCTTGACGACCTAAAACAAATCTATCACCATTAGTTCTATATTCTCTATAGATATCCCAACCATCAAATCCACCATAAACTAACATTGTGAATTTTCTTGAGAATAATCTATAATATGGACTATTAATATCTGTTGGTTCAGAAGAGAAAGATGCCGCGCCTACATAATATTTTGGTGTTCCACTTGTTGCAAATCCACTAGAAATTGTAATACCACTAGCAAATTGGTCCATATGGAATCCTCTTGTTCTGTAAGCCCATTCGCCACCTTCTAATTCACAAGTTGTTAATGGACTTCTTTTTCCTTTATATTCAAAGAAACTTGTATCAAAACCAATATTATTTGAGAAACCAAGGTAAGTTCTTCTGATATTATCACCAGAACTTCTAATTGAATCGTCAGCTCCAGATGATAAACCAAATGGTGGATTATAAATTACTTCACCAGGAAAATCATATTTAGTTTTATAAACTGGGAATGGAGATTTAACACCAGCATATTCTCTAAATGTATAACCGTCAAAACCACAAGGTAGTGCATCTATTGGTGCGTCCTCATTCATCTCAACCATTATATATTTTGAATTTAATTCGTATTCACCATCTAGCGTTCCAATTTTTTTAGCAATAAAATTATTTTGAGATGGGTCCATAGAACAGTTTGTGAATTTTTCAATCACAACTGGATTTGAATCTACGTCATAATAATCTCTAACTAAAACATCAAATGTTCTATTGGCAAATGACATATTAATGAATGAAATTTTAACTTCGGAGTTTGCACTATTACCATCAGAAATTGTGTAAAACTTAAATAAGTTAAAAGTTTTATTACCTCTTAATTCTGATACAACCCAAGGTGAAGATGGTGATTGATATCTATCTAAATACCAACCAATAGACTGTGGACTTTCACTTTGTGCCGAATCTAATGCAACAATTTCAGAACTCAATCCTCTAATAAATCCTTTTCTCCAACCGTAATTTAAAAGAGATTGGAATCTTTCCTCTAAGAATAATGGTGTAGATTGTCTTGGTTTACCAAAGTTAGTACCACCAAATACTTTTGCAATGTATTGTGAATCTGATTGACTAAATGAAGTTTCAAAAGTAAAGTTTGTTCCACTATCATTTGTCACATTAATTGCAAATGGTAAATATGGGTTTTTAAGTACACCAACATATTGTCCTGTCATATCTAAATTAACATTATTAATATTAGATACTTCATAAACAGGATTGTTAGCATCTGAATATGTTGCAATACCTCTTGATCTTAAAGTTCCAATTACTAAATCATCATAATCAGTATAAGACACACCTTCATAGTAATAGATTTTACCAACAACACTACCTGACCAACAATCAATATTAACCGGAGTTGGTGTTGGTGTTGGTGAAGTTAATGGCGTTGGACTAACACAAGGATTAACCGGTGATGCTGATGGTGTTGGTGAAGGTGTCATTGTTGTTGAAGTAGTTGTAATTGGGATAATCTCAAATAAATCATCAACATATGTAAAGAACGAAAATCCTGAATAAGATCCTCCACCTACATTATCAAATAATGAATAATACCACGCATCATTAAATGGAGATGTGTAATCGTTAACCGATGTCCCATCATTTTTAAAACCAGAAACTGATGGTACATCATATACATTTGTTTCTGCTGAAAATATTGTTGCTAACGTATCATAGTCATCACCATCAATAGCACCAAAATAACTTATATTATTTGTTTGTGCTGTTAATGGGTTAACATCGTTTATAACATTGTTAATTAAATTTTTAATATCATTATCAATTGTAGAAATTGAACCATCAAAACCTTCATAATCTTCAGTTAATATAGATTCTATTTCATTTGGAAATGATGTCTCAAAGCTAATAGTACTTATACCATTTGTACACCCTGTAAAGTTTACAACAAATGATAATGTTTTAGCTGTGTAACAAACAAATTCACAAGTTGACGGATCAACAGCACCGCTAACACAATTAAATTTAACTGTTGTTGGGTCAACATTAGCTTTAGTTACAATAGACCAAGAAGGTCCAGCATCATAACCAGAAAGACCTAATATTCTTGTAACAAATAATTGGTTAGATTGTTGCAAATATGCTTTTGCTATGTATGATGCCTCATACTTTGGAATTTGTGTGTTTACGAATTTTTCAGGTGTGGTTCCACCGAAGTAAGTAGTGTATTCGTCATAATTTCTAACGAATATAGGTTCAAATGCCGGACCTTTTAATGTCTCACCAGCAATACCTAAAGTTGTAACACCAACACTTTGTGCTACAAAACTTAAATCTACTTCAGAAGTATAAACACCTGGTGATACAAATACTTTACTGTTAGTTGCCATAGGTTTTAAATTTTATTTAATATTTTATTTTTATATATAAATATTGACATTTTACCCAAAAACTTTACTTAAATAAAACTATTTATATATTGGTATGATTTTTTTCTACCTTTTTTCTACCTATGGATAAAGAACCAAAAAAAATTAAAAATTTAAAAATCTCAATAGAAAGTCACGAGATATTAAAAAAGTATTGTGATAAGAGAGGAATTAAAATGTATAAGTTTTTAGAAAACTTAATTATTGAAAAATGTAAAGAAAAAAAAGATATATATGGTGAGAATTAAATTAACTCTTGATTGAATATTATATTTGATTCTTTTGTGTTATCGTCTTTTGTAATTACAATCCTTAATTCGTCTCCGGTATTAATTTGTATTTCAGTAACACTTGTACCATAAAAATCATCATTTATAAAAACCTGGAAACTGTCAACATTTTCATTACTTGATAATTTTAAATTTACTGTGTAATCAAATTTTTGAACGTTAACTAAATTGCCAACTCCATATGTTGGGATATAAGTTGGTGGTATTTGTGGTTGCGGTTTTTTTTGTTTTCTTTTTTTAATAGTACTTTCAGTTTCAAAAATTTGGAAAGTTCTTGTTACAGCTGGTGATACTTCAAACTCATCCTCGTCCAATAAAAATCCTTGTAATGTAAATGTATATTTTTGTAGATATACTTTTCTCTTCTCAAGATCTAAAATTGATTCATCTTGTACATCACCCATAATAATTGGTATGTAGTGTCCTTTAATTACTTGGTAGGCTTGTTTTGATGCAAATTTTGTTAAAACAGTTTGATTAAATTTATTTAACTCTCTCATTCTATTACAAACAATTACTACTGTATATTTTATATCAATAGAAATTGGTTGTGGTATTTTGTAGATATCAAACCCATGCCTTTGTCCGTCCCAAGTTGGTACCTTTGCATAAAAATATTGTCTTCTATTTGGTATATTACCTGCAGCGATAAAAGGTGCGGCACCAAATGTTACTTCAGGAGTTCTTATAACACCAATGAATGGTGGTTCAACATTCTTATCTATATTTTGAAAATCCCAAGTTTCAGTAAATTGCGACCAATTTTGTGTTGTTATTAAAATGTCAACCATAGGTATTGTATTACCTTCAACAACACACTTTAATTCATCACGAACAAAATCTAAAAACCCTCTATCTAAATCCGGATGTAATAATGATTTTGGTAAATACGTACCGTCTTGTGAAATCATATTAGCAATTTCATGTCTCCTAGGTAAAAGAGTTTTCTTTTCAATTAGGTTAATATCCTTTTTTATTTTTTTAGGTAATGGCATTTTTATAATCCTTTAAATTCGTTAGGTCCAACAGGAGCAGCAATTATTGTTCTATAAAATGGTTTGAAACCTTTGTATGTATGTTTTATATCTGAAGTTACACGTCCGTCATTTACAACTGTATAATATCTAACAAAAGATTCCGTATCATAATAACCAACATAATCACCAAATTCTATATCAATTTTTAAATCTTCTAGTGTTTTTAAATAAACTGACATTGTGATATTTCCAGGTTCTGCTTGATCCATTTTTGTCGACCCAAGAAATTTATTTTCTGGTGCCGCAATTGCAACATAAGCGTTAAACTCAACTGGTGGTAAAAACTTAATACCATCTGATACCGCTTCACCATAAACATCATCTGTTTTGGTTTTATATCTATCAACACGATATAAAACACAAGTGTAGTTCATATCACCAATTAACCACTCTTGACCCATCTCAATCTCAAGTTTAAAGTCACTATCACCAAAAAATTTACCAAGTCGTGTTATTGGAACTCTGTTTTGCATATTCTTTTATTGATAAATATTCAGATGATTATTTTATAAAAAAACCCCAACTTTAGATTGGGGTGATTTTGGTAAATTATATTCTTTTAATAATTTTTTATTATTTTACAGGTCCGGTTCCTTTATGTGTACACCATTTGGTTAGCGTTGCTCTATCACCTGATGATAATGTTGCTCTATCTGAAACGTCATTACTAGATGCGTCAAATACTTTTCCAGATTTACAATCATAATATAAATTATTCATACCTGGTAGTTGAAAAGCAATTTCTACTCCAGGTGTCGTAGCTGCAAAACCTGATGCTTGTTCATTAATTACTCTTCTCACAATTCTTGCAAGATCTGATTCTGTTAATCTAACTATTCTTTTCATAATTTTTATATTTTATTAATAAATATATTAATATAAAAAAAAAACAACTTTTTTATTTAAAAATCACTTTTATTGATAAATATTCTTTTTATTGTTATTTTTATATATAACTATAATTTTGGAACTTCAAAAACAAATAATAGAACAAAAGGCATTAGAATTGTTAGACTCATATAGTGGGGCTAACAACTATATTCTATATATGAAATCCAAAAAGGAAAATAACAAAAAGTTTTATCCTACTAGAACTCAAGCTGACTACATTGTTAACTATTTTGATACAAAACCAAAAGTTGCACGTAAGTGGGTTTTTCTTGATACTTACTTTGCAAAAAAGTTTGCAACTGAACGTTATCTACTTGAGATTCCACAAAAAGTATATATTGAAAAATTATTAGTTGAGAAAGATAAGTCGTATCATATCTGGGGAAAATTTTTTGAGAAAGATAATTTATCAGAATTTTGGGTCCCAAAGTCATCTTTAATTAAAACACATTCGGTTGAGAAGGTTGAGATTGATTATTCTAAATACAATCACCGCCCACCACTAACACATCAAAAAGAAGCTGTTGAAAAACTTGTCGGTTCAAAAAGATTTATATTAGCTGATGATATGGGTCTTGGTAAAACGACATCAACAATTATTGCAGCACTTGAGACCGGAGCAAAAAAGATTTTAATTATTTGTCCGGCATCACTTAAAATAAATTGGGAAAGAGAAATTGCAAATTATTCAGATAGAACCGTATATATTGCAGAAGGTAAAAAATTTTCAACTGAACACGATTTTGTTATTGTAAATTATGATATATTAAAAAACTTTCACGACCAAAAGGATAAAGAAAATTCATTACTTGTAAAATCCGGATTTGAGTTAGTAATATTAGATGAGGCCCATATGATTTCAAACGCTCAAGCTCAAAGAACAAAAATCATAAATAATTTTGTTAAAGATATTAAAAGAGTTTGGTTGTTAACCGGAACACCAATGACATCTCGTCCAATGAATTATTATAATCTTTTAAACATAATTGAAAGTCCTGTTGCTCAAAACTGGATGGCTTATGCAATTCGCTATTGTCAAGGTTATCAATTTAGAGCTGGAAATAGAAAAGTGTGGAATGTAACTGGAGCTTCAAACCTAGAAGAATTAAGGGACCGAACATCAGGTCAAATTCTTCGTAGATTAAAAGAAGATGTTTTAGATTTACCAGATAAAATTATTACACCAGTTTATTTAAGAACCTCATCAAAAGAATATAAGGATTTGATGGGTGAATACTACGAGTGGTTAGAAAATAAAAAAGAAGAATCATCATCACTTACCGTTCAGTTTTCAAAATTAATGAAGGTAAGAAAAGTAATTGCAAATGAAAAAGTAAAACAAACAATTGAGTTTGCCGAAAATATTATCGAACAAGGAAAGAAAGTTATTATTTTTACAAATTTTACAGATACACTACAACTTATTCACAATCACTTTGGGAAACAATCTGTTTATTTGGACGGTAGTTGTAATAAAGTCCAAAGACAATATGCTGTTGACCAATTTCAAGATAATGAAAAAATAAAAGTATTTGTTGGGAACTTAAAAGCCGCCGGTGTTGGTCTTACATTAACTTCAGCTGAAGTTGTAATTATGAATGATTTATCTTTTGTTCCAGCAGAACACGCACAAGCAGAAGATAGAGCTTACAGATATGGACAAAAAAATAACGTTCTTGTATATTACCCAATCTTTGAAAACACAATTGAGGGTGTTATTTATGATATATTAAATACCAAAAAGAAAATCATTGGTACCGTTATGGGTGATGAGGTTTCCGAATCAGTTGATGTTGTGGAAGAAATCCTTAATCTAATTAATAAAAGAAAATAGTTTTTAGGACTATTTAATATTTATTATTAATGAAAGTAACAGTAAAACATATTGATTCTGGTCTTACGTCAGAAGATAAAAAAATGTATAATGATTTTATCAGATTTATAAACCAGCATTATCCAGTACCAAATGAATTAAAAATTTATTTTCTTGGTAAAAAAAATGGAGTAATGTCAACCGGTAGTCAAAATTTAAATGGTGAAATTAAAGTATTATCAAAAAATCGTTTAAATAGGGATATAATGAGAACCTTAGCCCATGAGTGGGTTCACGCACACCAAAGATTCGTTTTGGGTAGAGAGAGAGGTCCTGATATTGGTGGTCAAAATGAAGATGAGGCAAACGCTTTTGCTGGTAGGTTAGTAAAAATGTTTGAAAATGATTACCCAAATTATAATAAATTGGTATTTGAATCGACAGAAAAATTAGTAAATAATATAAAACTACTTAATGAACAAATTTTAATTGAGGAAAAAAAAGTATTAAGAGAAGAATTTATTAATGAAATGAAAAAAATCGGTATTGAAAAATTGCCGTATGCTTATTCTGCAATAAAACAATTTGTCGATCCAGAAACAATGGATGTTCATTATAATAAACATTACAAAGGATATGTTAAAAAATTAAACGACGCATTATCAAAGAAAAAATACGGTGATGTTGAATTAGAAGATATTATAAAATCTATTAGTAGATACGATGAAAAAATTAGAAACAATGCTGGTGGTGCATTTAATCACGCATTATTCTGGAAGATGCTTTCACCGAAAAAACAAAAACCGTCTGGAGAAATTTATCAAAAAATTATAAAACAATATGGTAATATAAAAAAATTAAAAGATGAATTTAATGAGGTTGCTAAAGATAGATTTGGTTCTGGTTGGGCTTGGTTAGTTTTAACAAAATCAAATCGTTTAAAAATTATGTCAACACCAAATCAAGATAATCCATTAATGAATATAATAAAAGATGGTGGTTATCCATTACTTGGTCTTGATGTTTGGGAACACGCATATTATTTAAGATACAAAAATAAAAGAGATGAGTACATTAAAAACTTTTGGGATTGTGTTAATTGGGAATTTGTAAACAAATTATATCTGTCAAAAATAAAAAACAAAGAAGAAAATTTATTAAGAGAAATGACAGAAGTTATTGATATGGATATGAAAAAAGTGATGTCCAGAGAATTACAAAAAATTAGATTGATTCCATTAGATGCTGAAGCCGCAGATAAAGCAATAAATAATATTATAACGGCTGAAATTGATAGAGGTTTAAATTTTAATAGAAAAATTAGTGGTCTTATGACTTTAGATTTATCAAAAACATCCGAAAGATCAAGATTTAGATTTAATAATTATTATGATAGATTTATTAAAAGTAAATCAAGGGGTTTAGATTTTGAAGCTTTAATTTCTGGTTTACTTAATGGTTCGTTATCAACAGGTCTTAGTACTCCTTATGATATTATATCATCAGACGGTTTAAAAATTTCTTGTAAAATAGTTAGAAATCTTAATGAATCTCCGGTTTTAAAAAATATAAAAGGTTCTGTTTATAACTATATAGAAAAATATAATGGTAGTGAGGAAAATAAAAATACATTAATTACATTATCAAATGAATCAAATTTAATAAAAAATTTAATTAACAACCCAAACCAAGACATTAAAAATATTGCTGAAGATTTAATTGATCATTTATTGGAAGATATTGATGGGATGTTACTTGGAGTACCAAATAATAACTTTGAACTTTTATTATTTTATTATGATAAAAATTCTTTAAAAAACCTTTTAAAGGTCCCAGGTATGACAGTTCAACCAAAAATAAAAGGGTCACAACAAATAAGATTTTCAACAAAAATTTTAAAATTAAATAATCCAGATGTACCAATTTTAAAAGGAAAAATACAATTTCCAATAATAAAACCAGAAGAATATGAAGAATTTTTAATTGGTGATGAAACAACGAAACAAACTCTAAATTTATTGAATTTATTTGGTGAAAAATATGGTGTTAGTAAATTTGGTGATAATATCCCACAAGACGTTATTAAAAATTTATCAAAAAATAATAGTTTTAAATTAGATATTGGAAGAATTTTAAATCGACGATTGTGATATTTATATAGAAACAATCATTATGTCAATAATTAATGAACCAGAAAGAAGTAATCTTTATAAAAAAATAAGACATCTACTTGGTGCACCATTAAGATCTGTTGAACTTGAGGATGAACAAATGGACACTCTTTTAGAGTTTTCTATTGATGAGTATTCTCAGTATGTTCAGGATTGGTTAATTGAGTCTCAATGGACTAATCTATATAACTTGAATTTAGATACACAATCTTTATCTAAAGCTTTTACAACTAGAAGTTTGGATTATGAAACAAGATATACTTATGCTTATTCAAAGATTGTCGGTTTACAGGCTGGTGGTGATTACGTTCTAAAAAAAGATTATATTCAATTACAAAAAGGACAACAGATCTATGAAATTCCAGCAAACAGAGAAATAAATGAATTGTTGTGGTTTACACCACCAACAATGAATAATCTTTTATTTGATCCTTGGTCGTTTGGTGGTATTGGTGGTGGTGGTCTTGGTGGTGTTGGTGGATACGCTCAAATGGGTAACATGGCAGGTAGTTATTTTTTAACACCAGCTTTTGATACTTTATTGAGAATGCAAGAAATAAACATACAAAAAAGAATTATACTAGGTGATTTAACATACAGAATTACAGCATTACCAGACGGAAAAAAAGCAATTCACTTAATGAATACACCAGGTGGTAAATTTGACTTTGGTAATACCGCTTTAACAAAAGGAAGAGTTTGGTATTGGTATTATGATGTTGGACCAGAAGATAGAGATAAATGTTTAAAAGATAATCCAGATATTATCAAATTACCTTCTGATGTTCCTTTTGATAAAATTAGTTGGCAAGATTTAAATAACCCAGCACAAATCTGGGTTAGAAGATGGTTTATTGCTTACTGTAAAGAAGTACTCTCAAAAGTTAGAGGTAAGTTTAGTGGTAATTTAAAGACACCAGATGGTGATCTTACTATGGAATGGCAATCTTTAGCAACAGAAGGTAAAGATGAAAAGACAAAACTAATTGAAGAACTTATTGGTGCTGAAGGAAGACTTACTAGATTGAAACCAGAAAAAGTTATGGAGAGGGAAGCTCAAATTGCTGAAAATTTAAATAAAGGTTTAAAGTTCCGAGCAATGCCAAGACAAATATATGTAATATGATTAATAGAGTTAACACAACAGAAAGAAAAAATGTGGTTAGGTATCAGACACAAACCGTGGTTGAACCAAAAGTCGTTATTGAAAAGCCGGTTGAGATTCATAAAATAATTTCGGAATCTAATTATAAAACAAATGACGAAACAATTTTAATTGTTAGAGGTATTGACTATTCCGAAGTAACACTAAATTCTACTACTGTAAAAAAGATTACAGTAAAATCTCTTACACAAACTTTAATTAAATCAGACACCGGCTCAATTGATGAAGAATGGGATGAACTTCTTTTAGAAAAAGGAGCCTGTGTTCAATTTCAATTTGTTGAGGGTAATTGGTATATAATTTCTAGTGACGGTCTTAAAATGTCATAAGATTTTAGAACCTTTACTTAAATTTTCATTAGCCCACAATGGTTGTAGGTTTGAATAGTGGCACAACTTATATAATTCTTCATCGGTTTTAGCTGAAGATAATGGTATTTTATGATCAATGTGCCACCCATAAAAACCATAATTATCCCAAGACATCCCTTCTTTAAATTGTTTTTCTATGTATTCTTTTAAAAATTCTGGAGTACAACCGACAATATCAAAAGTTTTATTCTTTTTTGTTATGTTGTTTATTCGTATATAGTGTCTTACTCTATTTCTAATATATTCCGACATCTTAAATGTCTCATCATTTTTTCGTCTATATCTACGATATTCTCTTTTCCTCTCAATTTTTTCGTCTTTGTTTTTATTTTTATGATACGATTTTAATTTAACACCCCTAACTTTTTCTGGGTTTTCTAAAAACCTAATTATAGTTTTTTCTTTAATCTTTTCTTTATTATTCTCATAATATTTTTTTATTGTTTCTTTTCTTTTCTCCTTATTATTCTCTCTATATTGTTTACTTTCTATTTTTCTACACGCATTACAAATTGATTTACGACCATATTTACCATCTTTAGAAATACCAAATAAACATAGTTCTTTTTCTTCTTTACATTTACTACAAATTTTTGTTTCCATAATACTCCCTAATAATATTCTCTATTATACGGGAAGCTTTACCACCATCTTTCATCATATGATTAAAAAGTTTTCTATCCAAACTAATACCAATTTTAATTTTCTTATCTTGGTCTTCTTTTTTTGGTCTTCCCATATCTATAAATATCTATTAAATAGTAAAAGTTCTACTTTTATCATAAAATTTTTCAGTATTTTCATCAATATTTTTATACATATGATAAGGAGAAATATTAACCTTTTCCCAAAACACAACTTCCTCATCCGATATTGCCATAACATCTTCTAACTTATCTTGATCCTCCTCCTCAAACGGAACACCATTTATTAGTTCACACTGATCTTTAGTGAAGAAAGGTCGTTCTTCTGGGTTTTTAACTAATAATCCGTCTCTAACTTCTTCTTTAAAACAAACAAGTAGTGGTTCCACTCTCTTATTAAAAGTTGCAATTGCTCTTTGAATATTATATTCGCCGGTTAATCCTGGGTTACTCTCTAATTCTTGTGGGTTAATTCTATAACAATTAAGTTGAATTACTGATTCTATAGTATCTGGATTTATTTTTGTATTTGAAAAGAAGGTGTTTAATTGTTCTTCATTCCACCCTTTTTTTGGTTTATTAACTTTTTGTACATCACCGTGTGATGCTTTCACGCCATTATTAACATAATAGATTATATCACCAAGACTAACATTTAAATTTTCTTTAATTACAAGTTCCATATGTGCCTGTCTTGACATTAAAGACCCAGCTTTAGTTGTTGTCTTACTTCGTTTAATATAATCATCAACTGTTTGCTTAACCTTTGCTTTGTTTGCTATATCAATAAGGGGGATTTTTTGGTCGAATATTCTTTGTAGGTATTCATAATACCACTCAACAAAACCTTGTCCATCACCATTAAGAAGTAATTTAATTGCTTTATCTAAAAATACCTCAATATATTTTGGCATTTTTTTAGATTTAATTGAGTTACCTGTTAATTTAACTTTACCATTATGTTCTAATGTTGCATAGTTTTTACGAGCTAGATTTATACAAGATTTCCACGTCCCATCGCAATCAAGCCCTGCGACACCACGCATATATAGGTCATTAAATTCGGCAACATCTGCGTCATACCCAATATATTCTTTTCCTTCTTTAACCAACCAATTTAATCCCTTACCAACGTATTTTCTATCATCAACACCACCTTCTGGTAATGAGAAATTGACACCATCTGTATCACAAACCAAACTTGAATACCCTCTTTTAGTGAAAAAATCAATCATAATACGAAGGTATTGTCTCCCAGTACAGGTTATCATTTCACCTCTGTCCATATCCCCCCAAGGAAAAACTTGTGGAGCGGATAAAGCACCAAAAAGTGAGTTGATAAAGATTTTTACCGGTAATTGGAAATTATCATATTTTTGTGAAATTTTCTTATCTTTTGTTTTCCATTCGGCCGATAAATTCTTATACAAAATACGAGTATCCCTAAAATAAGATAATAAACCTTTCATTACTCCAGTAATATCTGAATCCGGAAAAACATCGTGTGTTAATTGAATTGATGGGTATAGTGATGAGTAGTCAAGTTTTAATACATCTTTTGAATAACCGGTTTTAAGTAATCTTGATAATCCACCAACAAAGTTTCTTTTTTCTTTTTTTGCTGGAATTGCAAGACCATTCTTATAGGACCAAGCAAGCATTACAAGTTTCCAGATTGTTGCTGTTCCCATTGTTGAAACTCTTTCATATGTCGTTGGAAGAAGTGATGCAAGAAGAAACGACCCTTGGTTAAACTCTTCGTCAACAAGTAGGGTTTCTTCTAAGTCATCGTCAAGATAACGCTCAACAATATCATCACCGGTTGTTTGAATATAGATATCAGTTCTTCTTGAACATACCTCATCTATTTTTTCGTCAACACCAACTTTTTTATACTTACCATTCTCAATGTTTAACCAGTACAAATTCTTTTCTCTATACATTGATCCAATTTTGTCGTGATCGATATATACTCGGTCACTGGCTTCAGCATCAATAAATTTTGTAATGTATTTAAGACCCGCTTCTTTTATTGATGAGTTAATTGCTTGGGCTCTACGAACTGAATGGATAATATCAATAATGTTATAACCCCACATTTGAGTTTGGGTAAAACTTTCAACTTCGTTTCCTAATTTTAATATTGATTCTTTTTGTGTTATTGATCTTTCACCGTGAAGTGACTTTGCAACTTTTTTAATATCTAGATTTAAGATTTTACATCTTTCATAAATCCAGTACCAGTCAAAGTTTGCCGAGTTATAACCAGATACTATTGAAGGTTTTATTTCGTCTATAATTTTAAAGAATTCAACAATGCCTCTTCTTTCCTCATCATCGTTTGTACACTCAATTACTTTTCTATAACCTTTATTTGTTTTAATTCCAATCATAAATATACGACCATCTTTAGGTTCTAAAGAGGTCGTCTCAAGGTCAAATACAAGCCTTGTAATATCATTGTAATCTTCAAAACCCTTAAATAGTCTTTTCTCTTTTGAGATTAGGAATTGTTCTACCGGTGTAAGCATTAAGAATTTGTCTTTTACTTTTTCACCCCAAGGATCTATCCCACCGTCACGGAAAAATTGTGAAAGAGCTCTATACCCTTTTAGTGATTTAACTAGGAATGTTAAACCATTTTCTAACTGTTCATTTCCATCAGTTCTTAATTTCTCAATAACAATACCATATTTTGACATTGCTTCTTTTTGTAACGCCTTTGATCCTTGATAGAAATTAAGACCTCTTAGGTCACCAACCCAAGCAAATGCAATTAGATTGTCTCTTACGATTGATTTTCCTTTTCCTGGAACTTCTTTTATTTTATAGATGTGGTCTTTTTGATAATCAAATTCAATTGCCACAATGTGTTCTTCAGGGTCGTTTCCTTCTAGAAACGATTTAATTTCTTCTGCTGTAATCATAAATATATTTTTTGAGTGGTGTATTAGCTTTCGTAGTTTACGAAATTTACCTTACCTCAATAAATATATTTAATACTCTAAAAATTGTCAAATGAAAATTTTGTAATTATAAATAATATAATACCTCCACAGTACCTAAAAATGTTGCTGAGTTGCTTAGTGGTGTTATACATATCCACATTTCGTCAAGTGTTCCGTTAACATTAGATCCAACTCTAATTTGATTATCATCCACCTTAAGTGTTGTAATTGCTGATGTTCCTGATTCACCAATAAGTGATGACATAATGTGTCCTGGTGATGTTATTGTTGTTGTGACGGTCCCATTATATTCCGAGTATTGAAATGGTGAATTTGGTATGTCAGTCCAACTTGGGGTTGCGGATAATGTAGGGTTATATTCAATGGTTACTAAGTAATTATCATTTGAGGTGTTTAAAATGGATAAACTACTATATTGTGATGTCACTGATTTATAACTTTCTTTAAGCCTATAACCAATATACGGATATTTTGTACCTGAAGTTCCTAAATTTGCGGTTGTTGAGTTTATAACACCAACGGTTGAGTAAAGTCCGTTTAACGCACCTTCGGTCGATACTTGACTACATAACATATCAAAGTATCCTGAACCAACACCTACTTGTCTTATTTCATACCTAATTGGTTGATTTGGTGATGACATGTAAACGGTAGGTATATTATTTGCCGCAGTATAGTCTAAAAAATAAAATGTTTGGCCCGATAATACCATTCCAAACCTCATCCTACCAACACCTAACCATTGATAATCTACTGTCATTAGATTTGTGTTACTCCAATCAAAATTGTTTACATCAAAGTCTGTATTATTCCAAGTTGTTGTATCGGCACTATAAGTACAAGAACCACTTAAATAAATGTTAAATGTTATCGCACTTGTTACACCATTACTTTCTAAAAAGAACCCATCAAATACCGAATTGTACGTGGATGCCGTTGTTGATGTGAAACATCCAATTCGTTTAATTATATTTGTTTCTATTTGGAAGTTTGAAAAACTGCCTTCAAATAGTTGACTTTTACCTGGTTGATAAATTGGGTGTGTTTTAGTTTGTCTAATAACCAAATCATTATTTGCTGATGTTGACATTCTAACTCTCGCATATTGTTGATTGAATATTGATGTTGCAGTACCTGCAGTTACTTCACTAATTTGTAATGGATTTTTATCGTAAACGTGTTTTATATCCAAAAGATTTGTGACAGCAGCGGTTCTTAATCTTCCAAATGCGTCCATATTTGGACCGTCCGCGTACTTTATTGAGTTGTTAAAAATAAATGACATAATATTAAATTAAATACCAATTTCCGTTTCTCACCATAATGGTAAGAGACATATAGTTTATATTCATATCAACGTATGAATTCCCATCAATCAAACCCGATGCCGGTGTTAATCTTATTCTAAAAGATCCGGAGGTTCCGGATTCGTCTTTAATTATTAAAAAGTAACCATCTTTTGACGTTGTTGTTGGTAATGTTAAATCAACATTTGATGATCCACTAACACCCCAATATACTTTATCCCAAGTTAAGGTTTGTGAGGATGTTATAGCACTTGTTGAGTAGTTTGCTGATTGAGAAATATCTCTTGTTTTTAAAATACCTGTTGATGTGTCTCTAACCAAGAAATTGTTATTAGTACTATCTGTTTCTGGCGTATTTTGTAACGCCAAATAATTTACGTGGAATGTACAAGCTGAAACTGACGTGACATCTTTACCAACGGCACTTGAGAAGTCGTGATTTATTGTATTTCCGGAACCACCTAATATACTATTATATATATTAAGTGAAGTATTATTTACTCCGCCGTTTACAACTGAATAAGCAGAATCAATAGTGTTACATTCTCCGGTACCAATAAATGAATATATACCACTTGATGTGTTACGATATCCACCACTTATTGTTGAAGAATTTCCGTTTGATGTGTTTCTAAGTCCACCACCAATAAATGAATATTGACCACTTGATGTGTTTCGAACGCCACCACCAATAAATGAAGCGGCACCAATTGATGTATTACATACACCACCGCCAATAAATGAATTATCACCACTTGATGTGTTATTTACTCCACCACTTACGGTTGAATATTTACCACTTGATGTGTTATTAACACCACCACTTACAGTTGAGAATGGTCCAATTGTTTGTGTATTAATATTTAAAGTAACATCATCGGTTCCACTTGATCCACCAAATAAAGTTCCATCAAATGTTAACAAATCTCCGTTTACATATCCAGAACCAATTGTTACAAGATTAACAGTAGTTAAAATTCCTGTGTTAAAAACAAAATTAAATGTTGCACCATTACCATAACCAGAAGATGTTGATGATGGAGATATTGAATTAAATGTTCCATTTAAAGTTCCACCAGTGTATGTTTGATTATAAACACCACTTACGGTTCCATTTATTCCTGAAACATTATTTTCTCCCCCACCAATAAATGAACCACTTCCGCTTGATGTGTTACGATAACCACCACTTACGGTTGAGTAATCCCCACTTGATGTGTTATTACGACCACCACTTACGGTTGAAGAATTACCACTTGATGTGTTACAACGACCGCCACTTACGGTTGAGATATTACCGCTTGATGCGTTATTAATACCTCCACTTACGGTTGAGATATTACCGCTTGATGTGTTACGATAACCACCACTTACGGTTGCGTAATCACACAATGTTGTATTACGATATCCTCCACCAATTGTTTGACCATTGCTATATGATGATACAGTTACATTACAAGTTCCTCCGGCAATTGTATTACCAAAAGAATCATAAGATGCACTATAAGATGATATTGTATTACAAGAACCCCCACCTATTGATGAACCAAAGACATAATAACCAGATTGTGTTGTTATTGAATCTATTGTATTTAATGAACCACCACCTACTGTAGAGTAGTCACTTCTTGTTGTGTTTAAGTATCCACCACTAATTGTTGATGGACCAAAAGCAAATATATTATTTCCAAAACCACCCCCAATTGTATTTGGGGCGATACCAACAACAGTATTTAATCTACCACCGGCAATTACACCACCAAGTAAATTATTTAATGTATTACATCCACCACCACCAAGTACTCCATCGTAACCACTTGATGTATTACAAAAACCACCACCAAGAAAACCAAGATCACTATTATTTGTATTTTTGATACCACTACCAATAATACTATAGTACCCTGATGCTGTATTACCAGATCCAGCAAAAACTGACGCAAAATCATTTTGTGATGTGTTTTCACGACCACCACCAATTACAGAAAAATCACCATTTGATGTGTTACAAAAACCCCCACCTACTGTTGCATATCCACCACTTGATGTGTTACGATATCCACTACTTACAGTTGAAAATTTATTGTCGGTAAAGTTAGCAAGTCCACCACCAATAAAGTTTCCAGGTCCATTTGACGTGTTATTACGACCTCCACCTACGGTTGAGCAATCACCACTTGATGTGTTATTTACTCCACCACCAACAAATGAGGCGTAACCACTTGATGTGTTACTATAACCACCACTTACAGTTGAATTATAATTACTTGCTGTGTTACTACGTCCACCACTTACGGTTGAATTATCCCCACTTGATGTGTTACAATAACCACCACTTACGGTTGAATTATAATTACTTGATGTGTTACGTCCTCCACCGCTTACTGTTGATCCACAATTACTTGATTTATTTAATCTTCCACCACTTATGGTTGAATAATAACCACTTGAGGTATTACAACCACCACCACCTACGGTCGATTTAATATTTGTTACATTATTAGCAACTCCTCCACCAATAAATGAATAACAACCACTTGATGTGTTTAAATACCCACCACTTATTGTTGCTGTATATCCTGTTATTAGATTTTGTTGTCCACCACCAATAAAAGAATAATAACCACTTGATGTGTTTTGACGACCACCACTTACGGTTGAGTAATCCCCACTTGCATCATTATTAACACCTATTCTTTGTGTTGAGTCAACTCCAGAACCAACTTCATATAATGTTGTTCCAGTTGTAAAACCATTTATTGTTACTGAACCATTTTGTCTATCCAAAACTAATGTTCCACCAGAATAAGTTCCACCTGTTACATAATAATCTGTTGAACCACTTAAAATATAAGCTTTTAAATCAACAAGAGGTGTATTTTTTGTTGTACCACTTGATACATCATAATTTACAATTGGCATTATATCATTTGATGTATAACCAGTGTTTCCTACATAAGGTAATTGTGATATTCTTTTATTTGCCATTTTTTATTTTTATTTATAAATATGTTTTAGTTTTAATTATGGTACCGAATAAATTGAATTATCCGATGTACATCTATATAATGTTCCTGTTGGGAGAGGTAAACTTGCTTCTGTTGGTAAACTTACAATATTTAAACAATTGACATATGTTGTATTTGGGCATGATGTTGATATACCATGACCAACAATAAATGAACAGTTGTGACCAACAGAGTTTCCGCACCCACCCAATATACCAGAATAAATTGTACAAATTGAATTATTTTGCCCACCTAAAATTACAGAACATGGTGCAGTAACTTGATTAGCTCTACCACCACCAATAACAATTGCTTTATCGTTTGTTACATTATTAAGACCTCCACCAATAAAACTACAAGCACCATTTGCTGTGTTTCCAGATCCACCAAGTATTGCTGAAAAATCTGTACTAGAAATATTAAATGAACCACCACCAATAACAGAACAAATACCGTTAGACGTATTTTTCCAACCACCACCAATAGTTGAGGCAAAACCATTTGTTGTGTTTTGATTTCCACCATTAATTGATGAGTAAAAATCTAAAGCGGTATTTGAATCACCTCCAGTAACAACTGAAGATGAGTTTGCACTAACGTTAAGTCTACCTCCACCAACAAATGAACCATAGGCTGAACTAGTATTACGTTGCCCCCCACTAATTGTTGAGCTATAACCACTTGATGTGTTACGTACTCCACCACTTACAGTTACTGAATTATTATTTGTTGTGTTTTTATAACCACCACCAATTGTTGAATAACAACCACTTGATGTATTTTGACGACCACCACCAATTGTTGAATAAACTCCACTTGATGTATTTTGAAAACCTCCACCAACAAATGTCATATTGTTTATTGAATTATTTTCAAGGCCGCCGACTACTGTTGATGTACTACCTGATGTTATATTTGATTGTCCACCACCAATGAAGTTACATACACCTATTGTTCTATTACAGAACCCACCAGTGACAACTGAATTACATCCAGATGAAGTATTTTGACTTCCACTACCAATAAACGATACACCACCAATTGTTGTGTTTGTCTGACCACCACCAACAAATGAACAAGAACTACTTGATGTGTTAAGCAAACCACCACTTACGGTTGAATAACAACCAATTGATTTATTACCACAACCACCACCAATAAATGAGTAATCATCACTTGATGTATTTTCTCTACCACCAACAACTGTTGAATAAAGATTAAATGCTGTATTACCAGATCCACCACCAATAAATGAATATTGACCACTTGATGTGTTTAAACGACCACCACTTACGGTTGAAGAACTACAACTTGCAGTATTTTGTAGTCCACCACTTACTGTTGATGAACATCCGATTGACCTATTTTGACCACCACCACCTACTGTTGAATAACTATTTGAAGCCGTGTTGGCAAAACCGCCACTTACGGTTGAGTTACAATCACTTGATGTGTTACACTGACCACCACTTATAGTTGAAGAATTTCCGTTTGATGTGTTTCTAAGTCCACCACTTACGGTTGAAACAGAACCACTTGATGTGTTAAGATAACCCCCACTTACTGTTGAAAAATCATTGGAGGTTACATTACATACACCCCCACCAATTGTTTGTCCATTATAATATGATGAAACTGTTGTGTTACAAGTTCCTCCAGCAATTGTATTACCATATGAATCGTAGCAACTACTATAAGATGATATTGTGTTATAAGAACCTCCACCGATTGTTGAACCAAAGACAGAATAACTACTTGAAGCGATGATGCTGTCAATAGTATTTGCACACCCACCACCAACAAAAGAATAGTACGCACTTGATGTATTACTAAAACCTCCACTAATGGTTGATGCAAATCCATTTGGTGTATTACCACGACCACCACTTACTGTTGAGTATTGTCCACTTGATGTATTTTGAATACCCCCACTTACGGTTGAACCATTACAACTTGATGTGTTTTTGTACCCACCGCTTACTGTTGAATTATCCCCACTTGATGTATTTTGTTGTCCGCCACCAATAAATGATGTAGGCCCAATTGATATGTTATTTGTTCCACCACCTACTGTTGAATAAACACCATCTGATGTGTTAAAAGCTCCACCACCAATTGTTGAATATTCGCCAGATGCTGTATTATTTAAACCACCACCAACAAAAGTGTAACCACTATTTGCAAAATTGTTTTGTCCACCACTAACAACAGAGTAATCACCAATAGCATTTGCGTTAACACCAATTCTTTGTGTTGAGTCTGTACCAGAACCAACTTCATATAATTGTGTTGATCCGGAATTTATATAAGTTTTAAAATCTAATGCTGTTATGTTTTTTGTGTTCCCAGTTAATACATCATAGTTTACAATAACAAGTAAGTCATTTTGTGTAACACCACTTGCATTTACATTAGGTAATACTGATATTGGTAAATTTGCCATAGTTAATTATTTTTTTTAAAATAGTAATGTTGTTGTGGTTGTTGTAACTGGAATTACTGGTGTTTTTACACAACAAGGAAATTCTGAAACATAACAACTCTCATAAGGAAGATCATCTGCGATGAAACTTTCTTGTATGTTTATAAATAGTTTATCTCTTATTGGAAGGATTAAAACTCCATCATCATTTCTAAATAAAAATTGACCCTCAAATCTTCCAACTTTTCTTGTATCTTTTGATGTAAATTGATAATAGACATAGTACTCAACCGGAGTGTTTAGGTCCATAAATTCTTTTTTTACAAATCCTGCTGGTCTTGTTAGTATTTTCGGAATACCGGTTTCGGTATCAATCATTGAGAAAAAAATGGAAGATTCCTCAATAAAATCCATAAAATTATTATAATCACTTCGTCCGTCTTTTACGACTGTAATTTTTAAAACCGGAAGTGTCGCATTTTTCTTTATAAAGAACTCCATTTATTGTTTTTACAATAAATATATCGTTAACACTCTTTTCTTAATGAAGATTCATAAAAATCAAAACGATTGTGTTCTGTTGGTGTTGCAAGAAGTAATCCTGGATTAATATTTCCTTTAATTATTTCTTGATAACAATTTGACATTAAAGTCTGTTCGTATGGATGTTGGAATTTTGTTTTAATATAACAATTATAATTTCCTTCCTTTGTCATTAATATTGGCCAGTTGGATAAATAAATTTCACCAGAAACATAGGCCAATCCTTTATGTGATTGTATATGTTTAAATTCAAGATTTGGTGAATTTGGGTCAAGTCCTTGTTTTGGTAACTTTGGGTTGTTTGGCCAGTGACTTTCTCTATATTGTTGACTTACATTATACCAACTCCATTGTTTATTGTGAGAACCATAAAATTCGGTAAAATTCAATTTTAAATAGTCAAAATTTTCTTTTTTAATTATTTCTAAAGTTTTTTCATATATATTATTAATTTTTCTTATAAAACCGTTTTTACAGGTAATATCTTTTCCGGAATAGAAACCAAAATCATCCTCAAAGAAAAAATAATGTGATAAATTTTCTTGTTCGTTAAAATGTTCGGCAACAAAAACTCTACCTCTGGTTATACCAATGTTATTCTTTTTAATGTGTTGAAAATTGTAATTTTCACATAGTTCTCTATACCTCGGAGTTGTTGAAAGATCGGTTGAATTATCCAGTAAAAACTTTTTGGTCTTATGAATAAAATTTGAATCATAATCCAACATTGATTTTATTAAAACTTCAAATTGTTTTGGTGAGTTAAATGTAATTACATATAAACCAACGTCACCATTATAATTTGTCACAATTTTCTTTCCTTTATTTTTTAATACAACCTTATCATTTTTAACATCCTCAAAAAATTTATATAGTAATCCATTTGATTCTATTTCACAATAATCAATAAGTGATGGATTTTGATATAGAAGAATTGTAAATAAAGATTCTTCTGTTCCCATTAAACCAGACTTTAATGTTTCCATCATCAAGTTATAATAAAGAACATTCATCTGTGATATTGAATCTTTATCTCCACCAAAAAATCCACCACGAGCAACTATTTCTGTATTTTTTCCGGATAACTCACACATCTTATCATATTTAAATCCGTGAACTTCTGTTTCTGCTTTATATGGAAAACAAACAAATGTGAATTTTTTAAATAATTTTGGTATCTTATCTAAAACTTTGTCGTGTGTAAAATATCCAGGATGTACCGTGTTTGTTAGTCCGGCATCAATCCAGTATAATAATTTTGAATCAAACTTATCTAAAAGTTTTGCGTCGTGTAATAAAAACATCTTTGACATAACAAGTGGATTATACATCTCAAGTCTTGCTTGTGTTGACTCTTTTAACCAACCTACTTGATTATACCAAGATGGATTTTTTCTAATGTTTTGGATTAATTCATAAAACTCGTTGTTTTTAAACCAATCAACTGGTTTTAATATAAATTGAGTATTTTCCTCTGTTCTATATTTAAAAACAAACTCTTTTAATTTCTGATCACCAAAAATTATCATATTGTTATCAACCTTTAATAGTTGTGAAAATTTATCTAAATAGTGATCAAATGATCTTGACCACCCATCAGATAATTCACCTCTACCAATATCCCAAAGACCAGTTACTAATGTAATCATAAATTCCCAGTTATTCTATCACACCAACCTTTTGATGTACTATGTGGCCAAACCACCCAATACTTTGGTCTTTCCGTTGTATTAAACTCTCTCCATATTTTACAATATCTATCTGGATCTTTCATCATCATTGCAATCTCATTTTGGTCGGCATCTCTTCTATATAATGTTTCATCTTTACCATTATGAAATGCAACAACCCAAAAATCATAATCTGTTTCTTTAACCATATCAAATGAAAGGTCAATACAATGTTTAAATATTGAAAGGAAACTATCCTTCCATTCTTCTTCTGTTTTATATTCGTATGGATTTGGTGAGTATTTTTTATCTATTGTATATTGTTGTACAGCTCTTTTCTCAAAAAGAATTCCGGAATATTTTTCATAATCTCTAATTGTTCTTTCGGTACCAAAATATAATGAACTATCACCAGAAAATACTAAACCATCAATTCCCAATAGTTCTCTATTTCTTTTATGTGATGCGTCATTTTTCTTATACCACTCCGAATCAACATCCCAATGTTTTGTTCTTCCCTTTCTTGTATATTCGTGCCAGATAACAACTTTATGTGGGTGAAACAAATCATATCCGTAAGTGTATGCCCTAACAGCAATTGATATTTCTTCTCCGTGAAAATAATAATTTGGATCGTGTTGAACCTCAACTGAAAATTCACCTAATGTAAAACAAAAATGTGCTGAATAAAATCTTGATGTAATTGGTTCTTTTAATTCTTTCCATCCTGGTATTGTTTCAGGTAAAAAGAAAACACAACCTTCCGGTGTAAATCTATCAAAAGCCATTCTCCAAGGTTCCGTTACTCTTCCTTTTGGGTCATTTTCCGGATCAAAAGAAGATACATAACCTGTAAGTAATGGTTTCTTATATCCTTTATCTTGTAACCCCTTTAACATTTCAATTAGAGTCTTGTCCCAATCTTTTTCAAAACGCATATGAGAATCAATCTGTAATGTGTAAGTTTCTCCACTATACATTTGTTGTACTTTGTGGCGAGCCCAACAAACACCTTGTGAATCTTTATCTAAAACATCATCAATTCTAAATCTATCATCATCTCTGAATTTATCTAAATTAAATTCGTCTTCCGGATTATATTGATTACAAATTCCTATTCTTAAATTCTCTGGGTATTTGGCATTTTCCAACATATCTTTAATTGTCGGATTAAGTTGGGGATCTCTAAATGATGCGATTTGAACAAATATGGTATTCATCTAATATTTTTTAAGATAAAAATAAAAAATGAAATAAATAAATAAATGGTTATGGTACCGGAATATCACCAACAATTGTCCATCCATAAGTTCCAATTAAAACTGTATTTCTAGCTAAAGCCACAGCACTTGGTGGTTGTGTATATTGTATATTTAAAGCACCAAGTGTAACACCAAGTTGTAGTGATGGTAATATTGACCAACCTATAAGTAAGTTATCATAATTTGCTTGACTTAACCCACAATTATCTAACATATTATTCATACTTGTCACTAATGAAACGTCCCAAGTACCAATTGGTTGGTTAAATAATGTTGCATTATTAAACATACTAATCATATTTGTAACTAACGATGTATTCCAAGTTCCAATTGGTTGGTTAAATGATGTAGCACTTTGAAACATACCGCTCATATCTGTAATATTTGACACATCCCAGGTTCCAATTGGTTGGTTAAATGATATTGCAGTATCAAACATAGCATTTATAGTTATAACCGAAGATACATCCCAGGTTCCAATTGGTTGGTTAAATGATGTTGCGCCAGCAAACATAAGAGTCATATTTGTAACTAAAGATGTAATCCAAGTACCAATTGGTTGGTTAAATAATGTTGCATTATTAAACATACTACCCATAGTTGTAACGGAAGAGGTATCCCAGGTTCCAATTGGTTGATTAAATGATGTTGCGTTACGAAACATACTAGACATACTTACAATTGAAGATGTGTCCCACAAGTTCATATTATTTACTGTTGTTAATGATGTACAATCTCTAAAAGTATTAGTCATTGATATTGTACCTGTTAAATCCAAAATATCTGAAACAAAACTTAAATCTAAATTTGTACAACCATAAAAATAACTATTATTATTACCTAATCTAAAATTAGGACCCCAACTTGTAATATTTAATAATTTATCTCTATCACCAGTATTATTAAATCTAAATCCTTCTATTTGTCCTGTAATTGTTATTGTATATGTTCCAGACACACCATAAGTATGTAAAGTTAATGGATCATTCCATACCGTTATTGTATCAATTGGTGACCCATCACCCCAATCTACGGTAAAGTTATATGTACCACTAAAATCTAATGGTAACTGTACTTGGTTTGCTAATGATGAACCACCACTTGTTTGAGTTGTGTCCCAATTTGAGACAAACGGTGTTACTACTAAAGGGTTGTCACCGGTTATTACCCAAGAATATGTTCCGGTTAATATATTTCTACAAGTAAGACCGGCTGGTGAATAAAATAAACCTAAAGCGCCTAATAAAACCCCAGTTTGTAATGTTGGTAGTAATGACCAACCACATAATGTTGAATCGTAGTTTGTTGAACTCATTCCACAACTGTTCAACATACCATTCATATCTGTAACAGATATTATGTTCCAAGATCCAAGATTTTGATTAAACGATGTTGCGTTGGCAAACATACCACCCATAGTTAGAACAAAAGATGTGTCCCAAGTTCCAATTGGTTGGTTAAATAATGTTGCAAAAGCAAACATTTGAAACATTGTTGTAACAGAAGATGTGTCCCAAGTTCCAATTGGTTGGTTAAATGATGCGGCATTAAAAAATGTACTACTCATATCTGTAACAGAAGATGTGTCCCAAGTTCCAATTGGTTGATTAAATGATGAATTAATAAACATTTCTGACATATTTGTGACATTTGATGTGTCCCATAAATTCATATTAGAAACAGTTGTTAAAGAACCACAGTTTCTAAATGTCCTAAATAAAGTAGTTGTTCCTTGTAAATCTAAAATATCTGAAACACCACTTAAGTCTAAATTAGTACAACCATTAAAATATGAACCATTATTACCTAATCTGAAATCAGACCCCCAGCTTTGAATGCTTAACAGTTTTAATCTATCACCGGTGTTATTAAATCTCCAGCCTTCTATTTGCCCATATATTTTTATTGTGTAAATTCCTGATGTCACATATGTATGTGTTGTTGCCGGATCGTTCCATACCGTAATATTATCCGAATTTCCATCACCCCAATCAACAAAAAAGTTGTATATCCCTGTTAATTCTAAAGGTAACATAACTTGATTTCCTAATGAAGAACCTAATGAGGTTAATGTTGTATCCCAAGTTGATTCAAATCTTGATTGACCACCATTTAGTATTGTCCAATCATATGGTGATGTCGACAATGTTACAATGCAAGTTACTGCTGAAGTTGTATATTGAGAGTTACCACCATCAAAGACAACGTTTGATTGTAGTGTTGGTAAGTTAGACCAACCACATAATATTGAATCATAATTTTGTGTTGATAATACAACACCCTCAAACATATTGTTCATAAAACTAACATTTGAAACATCCCAAGTTCCGATGTTTTGGTCAAATGATATTGCATCAGAAAACATTCCAGCCATATTTGTTACAGCAGATACCGACCAACCGGTTATTGGTTGATCAAATAATGCCGCTTCACAAAACATATACGACATATCATCAACATTTGATACATTCCAGTTTGTAATATCTTGATTAAATAAAGAACAATTATAAAACATTGATTGCATATTTGTAACAGACGATACATCCCAAGAACCAATGTTTTGATTAAATGTTGGGCATATTGCAAACATATATGATGTATCAGTTACTTGGGACATATTCCAAGAATTTAAATTATTAAATGATGTAAGTGATGAACATTCCCTAAATGCTTGAGACATATTTGTTGTTAATGAAACATCTGGAGTATCATTAACTGAATTTAATGTCAAATTTGAGCAACCATAAAAGTAATCACCGTTGTTTCCAAATTTTAAAATACCCCAATCTGAAACACTTAATATCTTTTTCCTATCACCGGTATTTGCAAATCTAAAACCTTCTATTGTTCCATCAATCTCAACAAGATAATCACCAGGCGCTGCATAGGTATGTGTTGTTAATGGATCATTCCATACTGTAATTACATCACTTGACGCGTCACCCCAATAAACCGTAAAGTTATAATTACCAGTTGATTCTAATGGTAATCTTAATTGACTTGCTCCAGATGAACCAGATGAGGTATTTGTTGTTCTATATAACGCTTTAAACCTACCTTTTTGTGTTGGTGTTGGTGTTGGTGTATTTGTTGGTGTTGGAGTACAAGATGGTGTCGGACAAGACTGATTTGAATCACAAAACCCACCAACAGTTGTTTTTACATTAATTTGACTTGATGGGTGAATCCCACAAGTATAATATGTTGTTCCACTTGCAACAAATACAGATGATTGTAAATTTCCATTACAATCTATGTAATTAAAATATCCATTATTATTTGTTGTGTTAATTGCTGTAATACAATAACAAAGATATGTTGGTGTAGGTGTTGGAGTTAATGTCGGAGTTGGTGTTGGTGTGGGAGTTGGTGGACAAGAGTAGTATTGGAATACCTCACAACCTAATGAATCTGTAATTTTGATTAATAAAGAGTTTGTACCAACAAATGGTGGTGGAACATCAAAAGTATATGTTGGCGGAATAATTGTTGATCCAGTTACAACAACACAAGTTGTGTTTGTTATATCACAAACTTCGACTTGATAAGGTCCTGTTCCGGTAACTCCTGTAATTTCTATTTGTTGCATTAATTAATTATAAAACATTTGTCTTTATTATAAAGTTGTTGTTAAAAACAACCACATGGATTTGTACAAGAAACTGTTGGTGTTGGTGTTACTGTTGGTGTATTAGTTGGTGTTGGTGTATTAGTTGGTGTTGGTGTTGGTACTTTACACGGATCAAAAGATGGTGTTGGTGTATTAGTTGGTGTGGGTGTTGGTGTTTGGGTCCTTGTAGGAGTAACTGTTGGTGTAGGTGTAGGTGTTGGTCTTGGAACATTTAATGTTTTTGAACAACTTGAACCTTGAACCAAAATTGTATAACTACCATATACTTCTCTTGGTGGACTTAATAAATTAGGATAAAATGTAAAAGGTAACTCAACAAGACCAAGATTAATTACATCGTCAGAATTGTCTGGTTTGAATAATATACTTGCTAACTCACCATCATATAAAACACTATTTATTGTAATACTTTGACTCATCTATTGTTTTACAATAAATACAACAAATAAGACTATTTTTTAACTTTTATAAATTTATACCAAACTCGTTCGTGGAAAAAATAAATTATAGGTTTTATTAGTAATTCACCTAAACCAATTAATGACGAAACCTCAATTGATGCACCTAATAATAATGCTGTTGTAATTGTTGTAATTGTTGCAAAAAATCTATATGTTAGTGTTTTTAATATATGTCTAATAACAACAGATTCTTCTTTTATTGTTGTGATATATGCAATATTGTTTTTAACAACACAATAACCAACACAACTTATGTGCCACTTATAATCATTTATTTCCGGTATCCAGTCTTTTGTTGTGTACGTATGACCATCAATTATAATATCAGAAACTAAAATTTCATTTCCATTTTCTATTAATCTCCACCTTTCGGTATCGTTTTTTGAAATTGTATTATATCTAATTTGATATGTTTTGCTCTGCGTTTTCATAAGTCATTTTTTTATAAAAATATTATGTATTATTTATATGTAAATTAATAGAAAATTAAATGTGACCAAATTGTCTTGGTATTAATCTGTATTTTGTAGTATTTATAATAAAAAAAGATTATGGTACTAAATGAAATGGTAGAAATAAAAATTAAATCTAAATTAAAACTTAAAACTTGGGAAACAAAACTAGGTTTTACTCCAGAAATAAATAAACCTTTTTTTATAAATTGGTCGTTATTGAAAACAACATCATACAGAAGAATAAAATTAAAAATAAAATGTGATGATTGTGGTGCCACATTTGAAAAAAGAATTTGTGGAATAAATGGTAATATTGATTATTGTTTTAAATGTATGAATAAAGGTAATAGAAATGGTATGTATGGTGTAGAACCAAATGAAAATTTTATTAAAGCACGAAATAAGATGTTAGAAGAACGTGGTAATCCATTTACCTGGGACTCAACAAAACAAAATAATATTAATAAACAAGTTTGGAAAAAGATTGCTAAAAAAAACAAGGGTACAAAAAGATCAGAAGAAACTAAAAAAAAATTAAGTGAGTCAATTAAAAAGGCGTATAAAACTGGTATATTAAAACCACAAAACAGATGGGGAAAAACCATAATTAAACAATATAAAGGAATTGATTATCAAAGTACTTATGAGTTAGAATTTATTAAATACTGTGAAAAAATTGGACTGTTTACGATGTTAGAAAGAGGTCCGGTAATTGAATACGTAGATGATAATGGTTTAACACACAATTATTTTTCGGATTTTAAAATTAAAAATACCAATATTGTAATAGAAATAAAATCATCATATATGTGGCAAAAAAACCAAAGAATTAATGAACTTAAAAAAGAAACATCTGAAAAAATTTATAATTATATTGTAATAAAAGATAATAATTTTTCAGAGTTTGATAGTTTAATTAGTCAAAAAATTAAAAATATCGTTTTGGATTGATTCGTCTATCATTTTTTTCCAATAATCATCTTTATTTTTAATGGAATTTCTAATTCCAGTTGCTGAAATCCCACCAATGTCTTTTGGTGGTATAAATTCATTAACCTCATAACCAACACCACGACCAAAATTTACCGACTCAATATCAGGAATAACCATAACCTTAACATCTAATTTTTTATTTGAAAAATATTTTTCCAATAAAAACACTGTTTGCTCTGTTGTAAAAGGATTTTTTTCATCTGGTTCAATATCCCTAACCATAATTAAAATTGGAACTCCTTGTTTTAGTTTTTGTTCAAATAACTCTAAATGCCCAAAATGTGGTGGTTGATAACGGCCAATAAAAATTGCATATTTTTTACTTTCATTTGTTGTTGGATCCCCCCCATAATTTTTCTTTTCCCAACTCATATGTGTTTGATTATTTCGTTTAATGATATTTGTGGATCAACATTTGTTGTATCAATATCTACAAAATTTTCTGTAGGACCTTCATATTCATCCGTGTGAAAATGTTCTCTACCTCTAATGTCTGTTGTGTGAACATAAAACTCAACTAGTAAATTTTTTAAATCATACTTAAAACTTTCCCTCATTTCTTTATATGGTGCAACTAAACTAACAATTACATCATAACCTTGTGAGTGAATAAATTTTGCAATATCTTGAGCTCTTTTTATATTTTCCTCACGACCTTCTCTACCGTAGTTTATGTTTTTAAATAAAACTCTTAACTCATCACCATCAATATGGAATACTTCTTGTCCATATTCTTGTTCTAAATACTTTTTTAATCTTAAAGATAACACCGTTTTTCCAGCACCAGGTTGTCCGGTAAACCAATATATTTTTTTCTCTTTCATAAATCAAAAATATCCAAATTGATCATAAAACCATTGATAATTAGATTTAACCCAGTTAGATGCGTTAACACCCAAAACTTCTTTATAATCTGGTTTTAATGGTTCTATTTTACTTTTTATTTTATGGTCACCATAAATTCCATACACACTGTCATCTTCTTGTGTAATTTGTTGAACATTATTAAAATCATGTTCATAATAAGGTAATTCCAAGTATTGATAGATACGTTCCATTTCTTTTTTTGGGTTTGATGAAAAATCCTCAAACTTAACAAATAACATTTTTTGATTGTTACCTTCTTTAAAAATTTGATGTAACCTTTCTATTGCTAATCCTACCGGTTGTGACTGTGCCCAAATATCAATTCTTTTTTCTGTTGTTGTTCCTTGCATTTGTGCGTGATTTACAATTCCAGAATCCATATGTTGATTTTTTCTAAAGTTTTTTTCCATAGATGCAAAAATTCCTCTTAAATCTCTAACCATACAAATTACTTTTGGGTTAGGATAAAATGAATTTAAAAATCCGTAATGAACACCCCAACCCCTACTTTTATCTAAAACATAGGGTTTATCCGTTACAGCATTAAAAAAACCTTGAACACCTTGATTACAAAAATTTAAAAACCCTTCTCTCATTAGTTGAGTATCTTGTGCTTTAAATTCTGGTGATGAAGTGTAATTTGCTCTTGCGGCATATACAAGTTCTAATACACCTGATGTTGGTGTAACGTAAAAATCTGGATTTTGACCCATTACATTTTGTAGTAATGTAGACCCTGCTCTAGGTAGTGAGCTTTGAAAGAAAATTTTTTGTACCATTTTAATTTTTTAGTGATTCTATTATTTCGTTTATGTTAAAGATGTTTGTGTCAAATAACGGACATTCGTGAACCATTCCATTAAAGTTATAGTCAAATAAATAACTATCCGGAAGTTTGACTGTGTTTGGTAGTTGTGCTACAATATTATTATGTAAATTATAACCAAATACTTTTGGTGATGTACCAACCCAAAGAACTGTTGATTGTAAACCAAGCGCTGCTGCGGCATGTTGTAAACAAGAATCAATTAACAATCTTTTTTGTGAAAATAAAAGAAGTGAAAATAATTCCATATTTGACATCGGTTCTTTAATTACCTCAACACCTTGAAGAGCATTTGATTCGTGTCTACAAATTTGAATTATATGATAATAGTCTTTAAATGAATTTACAATTTGTTGAGCAGTGTCCATAGGTATATCTCTTGTCCAAGAATACGGATACGGTTGGTCATTTAATGGTCCACCGTTTGTTTGAATAACCATAATTGGTCTTTGTCTTTGCCATTTATTAATACCAATTTGTTGTTGTCTTAAATTAAAAACAAGTTCTGGTTTTTCATTACTATACTCAAGGTTAAATAATTTACACCAGTTTTGGATTAATGATAATTTTTTATGAATATGATCTTCAGTAAAGTACGGTTCGTGTTTGAAAATTAAACTATCTTTTTCATTTATATAATCGTCATAAAAATAAGGTGTGTTACCTAATCTATACACACGATTAACAAAATCTAAATTAAGATAAATTTCTGGATAAGCACAAACAACAATTAGTTCTCTATCCGGATGATTATTTTTAATACATCTTGCAACTGCTGTTGCTAAAACATGTTTACCAAGACCACCCTCTATGTGAAATACACTATATTTTTTTTCCATAATTTTTAATTAAATTTAAGAGCTTCGTTTATTTTGTCAATAACCATTTGTGGTGTAATTGATTTATGACACTCATTTTCTCTATCGGTACCCAAAAATAAAGGACAAGTTGATTGTATATTTTGAAATAAATTAAAACAACCATTACAAGAAAGTTTATTTGTAACTCTATAACAATTAAATTCATTATGTTCTTTTGTAAAGCCAGAAATCATAACAACCGGAACACCGTAAGCCCAAGCAAGCCAAGCAAGTCCAGAAGATAATCCCACAAATACTCGTGATGATAAAATTTCATTTAATGCAACCCTAATATCATCGTGACCGTGAAAACCAGTTACATTTTGTAAATTCATTGTATTTTCGTATGAAACATTTGAAACCACAAATCCAGAATTTACAATTTCATTTACCAATGATTGCCAACCGTAATTTCCAAAATGGTTCCACTGAGCAATTTTTTTTAATGACTCTGGTGCAATTGTTATTTTATTTGGGATTATTTTTCTTTCATATGGAATAACCGGACATTTTCTAGGTTTTGTTTCTTGTGGTAACATCATTGTTCTTTTTGTTGCCCACATCATACCACCTTTTGTATCTTCTAAACTATTTTTATCGTAACCAACATCAATTAATTTATCAACAGTTAATTTTAATTTTTGATTTGCGTTAATAAATTCATATCTTTCATCCGTTGATTTGAATAAGTGTATAAAAAATGTTGAGATAATTACTTTTTTTGGTTTGTGATAATCAAGAAAAGCGTCAATAAAAGAGGAAAAACAAATTGTATCGCCAAGACAAAAAGAATCAAAGTGCATTAAAATTACTTTTCCTTCTAATGTTTGAGCGTCTTTATCTAATTCAACATACTCCAATAGCTCGTGTTGTCCGTAATGTCTTTTAACCATTATATTTTTAACTTTAGTACTTTTGAATAATACTCAAACCAATATCTTTCGGTCCATAGTGTTCCTTCTTCTAATATTACCAATGGTTTTTGTTGCCAAGGTTTTTTAACAACATAATGAATTATTTTAATATACTCCGGAAGTCCGGTGTTTTGAAAAATTTGTTTTGAATATATTTTAAGATAGTTGTATTCCAATGGAATTGGCGTGATAACATCAATAAAATAATTATTTATTATGTCCTGATCTAAATGTTCTGTAATACCATAAATGTTTGTTAGATTGATTAAATCTTCTGTAATTTTTGGATTTAAATATTTATTTTCGATTACCATAACACCGGTGTTATATTGATCAATAAATAATTCTCTCACACAACCAAATGGTTCTTTAAAATCAATAAGGTAATCAATGTTTCCTAATATTATTGTATCGGAGTCTAAAAATATAATTTTTTTAAATTCGGTCAAAGAAAAAATTTCATATTTGGTATAATCACCAAATGCCATTTGTTGTTTTTTTAATTCCTCTATTTGTGAATATTTTGATTCGTCAAATCTTTTTATATGTATATTATTATAAATTGTTCTTGAGGTGACTAAATCTTCAGGGTTTAAATCGTTTGTAATAATTACAAATGGTAAATTATCAGTAACAACTCTTGGATTATTATCTATTAAAGATTTTAACATTACCTCAAATCCTATGAGGTATTCTTTATTACATACTGTTACAAACATAATACAATTATATTATTTGTAACAAAAAAGTGTATAAAAAACCCCACTTTTAAAGGTGGGGTTTTGTTTATTAACTTAATAATAATGCGTGCAATTCTTCTTCAGTCCAAGTTTCTTTAAATGCAACTTCTTTAAGGATTGGTCCATTTTCAGTTCTAAATCTAATTCCTCTTGGTACTTGTCTAATTGCAATTACCTTGTGTTCACCAATTTGTTTTGGTTCTTCATACTTAAATAATAATTTAATTTCCATTTTTGTTTTATTTTTGATTTATTGTTTACTATCACAAATACATTTTTGATTTTCATATTCTATTTTAATAATGCTAGCCGGTTTACCCTTTTTATCATAAGGTAAAAGTGAACCACTCTTTATACAAACATCAAGAAAATATTTATTTTCATTGTAAAAATTTGCATTAGTTTGACCACAACAATCCGTATATATTATATCACCAGCTTTTTCTATTGTAAAACCAACACCTTTAACACAAGTAACGTTTTGACCTTTTATACAAGTTTTAATTTGACTCACAATTATATCGTTCATATTTGGTAAAATAGACAAACATTTTGTAAATACATTTTCATCTTCAGTTTCTAACATCATTGAGTAACAACCTGACGGTAAAATAACGTCCTTACTTGTTATTTGTTTATCAGAATTTTTATTGTAGACTTGTACTATACAATCATTAACTTTTGACCCAAAATCTTTTTGATTTTTATCTTTTTTTCTGACTAAACTTTCTTTATAATACTTGTTTAAAAAATCTTTAAATACTTTTTTCATTTTAAATTTATTTAATTTTATGCTATGTTTAATACACCACCATTATTCCATACTGTTCCTGGAGCAAGACCCGCTGAACTTGTTGGTATATTACTAAAGTGTAAACAATTTACGTGTGTTGTGTTTGCCGCTGTACTAAAAATTCCGCTACCAACAATAAATGAACAATCGTGTTGGGATGTATTACTTTGTCCTCCAAGTATTGCCGAATAAACATTTATTGACGTGTTACGATATCCACCACTTATAGTTGAATATTGTCCACTTGTTGTATTTCTAAGTCCACCACCAATAAATGAATTATCACTACTTGATGTGTTACAACCTCCACCACTTATTGTTGAATATTGACCACTTGATGTGTTATTATAACCTCCACCAACAAATGAATAATTACAACTTGATGTGTTATTTACTCCACCACTTACGGTTGATATATCTCCACTTGATGTGTTATTTACTCCACCACTTACGGTTGAGTAATTACCACTTGATGTGTTTCTATAACCACCACTTACTGTTGAAGAATTTCCGTTTGATGTGTTTTGGTGACCTCCACCTATTGTTGAGCAATTTCCTATTGTTTGTGTATTAATATTTAAAGTAACATCATCGGTTCCACTTGATCCACCAAATAAAGTACCATCAAATAATAATTGATCACCGTTTACATATCCAGAACCAATTGTTACAAGAGTAACAGTAGATAAACTTCCTGTGTTAAACAAAAAATTAAATGTTGCACCATTACCATAACCAGAAGATGTTGATGATGGAGATATTGAATTAAATGTTCCATTTAATGTGCTTCCTAAATATGTTTGATTATACAATCCACTTACGGTTCCATTTATTCCTGAAACATTACAATAACCACCACTTACGGTTGAGCAACAGCCAATTGATGTGTTAAAACGACCACCACTTACGGTTGAAGAATCACCACTTGATGTGTTAGCGACTCCACCACTAATAGTTGACCCACCGCCATTTGATGTGTTTTGACTACCACCACCGATAAATGAAGCACTACCAAATGCCACATTACTAGAACCACCACCAATTATAGACTGTTGTCCAATTGATGTGTTATTTTGACCACCACCAATTGTATTAAAAAAACAATTTATTGTGTTATTTCGTCCACCACCAATAAATGATCCACAACCATTTGATGTATTACAACATCCCCCACTTACGGTTGAGTTATATCCACTTGATGTATTACAATATCCCCCACTTATTGTTGAGTTATATCCACTTGACGTGTTTTGCCAACCACCACTTACGGTTGATATATCTCCACTTGATGTGTTAAAACGACCACCACCAACGGTTGATATATCTCCACTTGATGTGTTACCACGACCTCCACTTACGGTTGAGCAATTTCCTATTGTTGATGTGTTAATAGTTAAAGTGACATCATCGGTTCCACTTGATCCGCCAAATAAAGTTCCGTCAAAGGTTAATAAATCTCCATTTACATATCCAGAACCAATTGTTACAAGAGTAACAGTAGATAAACTCCCTGTGTTAAACACAAAATTAAATGTTGCACCATTACCATAACCAGAAGATGTTGATGATGGAGATATTGAATTAAATGTTCCATTTAATGTACTTCCTAAATATGTTTGATTAGAAAAACTACTTACGATTCCATTTATTCCTGAAACATTACAATAACCACCACTTATAGTTGAATATTGTCCACTTGTTGTATTTCTAAGTCCACCACCAATAAATGAATTATCACTACTTGATGTATTAAAAGCACCACCACTTACGGTTGAATATTTACAACTTGATGCGTTTTGAAGACCACCGGCAATCGTTGAAAGGTCACCACTTGATGTGTTTTGGCGACCTCCACCAACAAATGAATAATTACAACTTGATGTGTTATTTACTCCACCACTTATTGTTGAATAACACGCACTTGATGTGTTACCAACACCCCCACTTACGGTTGAATATCCACCAATTGATGTGTTACCACGACCTCCACTTACGGTTGAACTATTTCCTATGTTTTGTGTATTAATATTTAATGTAACATCGTCGGTTCCACTTGATCCACCAAATAAAGTTCCGTCAAAGGTTAATAAATTTCCGTTTACATATCCAGAACCAATTGTTACAAGAGTAACAGTAGATAAACTTCCGGTGTTAAAAACAAAATTAAATATTGCACCATTACCATAACCAGAAGATGTTGATGATGGAGATATTGAATTAAATGTTCCATTTAATGTGCTACCTAAATATGTTTGATTGTAAACACCACTTACGGTTCCGTTTATTCCTGAAACATTACGATAACCACCACTTATAGTTGAATAACAACTACTTGATGTATTTTGACGACCACCACTTATAGTTGAATAACAACTACTTGATGTATTTTGACGACCGCCACTTACGGTTGAATAATAATCACTTGATGTATTTTGACGACCACCACTTATTGTTGAGTAGTTACCACTTGATGTGTTGATACAACCACCACCAACTATTGAAAAGTTATTACTTGCTGTGTTACGAACACCGCCACCTACAAATGAACAACCACCATAAGTTTTATTAGAATAACCACCACTTACGGTTGAAAAATTACAGTCTGCTGTATTACATTTACCACCACTTATAACTGAAGAAGGTGATAATGATGTGTTATAATCACCACCTGCAACAATAGAACAATTGCCACTAGCAACATTATTAACACCACATCTTTGTGTTGAGTCTGTACCGGAACCAACTTCATATAAAGACCCACCACCAAACAAACTTCCCAAATCATCAACTGTTATTTTTAATAACTCTGTTGTTTTTGTAATTAAAAGTTGATTAAAAAATAAATTCCTTTGTCCTAAACCATCACCTTGAGCACCACAATAAAAATTAATTTCATTGACAACCAATGGTGAATTTATTGATGCAGAATAAGTTGGTCCACCACTTCTAGATGTTATTGTTATATTATAAAGAATATCACTTGTTCTAGTTAGAGTAACTAACATTGGTGTTGTACCATAACCACTATCAATAATGTTATTAGGTGAAGATAAGTTTGATGTTATTGTTGCAGAATTATTATTATTAGCATTAAAAATTGTTGTACCACCAGCTTTTAAATCAAAACCTTTATTACCACCATTTGCGTCAAAATTTATCGCCCAATAAAAACTAAATACATCACCAACATTCATTCCAGATGTAAATGTTCTTGATGTTGATACATAATTTGATCCGTCAGTTGCAAAAAGAGCAAATGCGTTTGTTCCAATACCGGCGGTTCCCATACCATCCGACGCTGGATTACCTAAAAACACACCAGTATTTGGTTGTGTAGTTATGGTCCAAGGATTAAATCCTGTCCCATTATTTGACCCATTTGTCCAAGAAATATAGTTACTTGCTTCATCTTGATATTGGTCATTACCAGTAATTGGTAAATAATCATTACTTGTGTTAACATTAAGTGGATTCTGTGTTGGTGAATTTATAATTTCGGTAATTGTGTTATCAACTAATCCGGAACCATCACCATAGAATGTTCCACCACTTATTGTTGTTGCACTTAATATGTCTGTATTAAATCCCATTTTTTATTTTATTTTTTTATTTTATTTATACGAATGTTCCGGACACAACCCAAACACCTCCGACTCTTTTTTCAATTATAAATGTTGCGCCAGATATACTCATTCTCCAAGAACCATTTGTGTTAACGTCTCCAAAATAAATATATCCGGTTGATTGGATGTTCGCACTTGGCATATATGTCATATCATCTTCTGTTGCTACAATATTCTGACCACCCACAACAGCACTTCTTGTACCGATAGATTTATTTGCATAACCACCAAGTATCATTGAGCAATCACCTACCGTTGTGTTACACCATCCACCACCAATAAATGAATAACAACCACTTGATGTATTTTGATAACCAGCACCAACAATTGATAGATATCCACTTGATGTGTTTTGACTACCACCAACTACTGTTGTAAATGAATTACTAGCACTTGATATTGTTATCCAAACATCATTAAGAGGTGATGTACTAAAAAATGAAGCGGCATTAAAATATAGTATATCTCCGTTTACATAATCAGATCCTGCTGATTGTACTGTAACACTTTGTAATACACCACCAAGGAAACTAAAGTTAAAAAACGCATTGGATCCTAATCCACTACTTGTTGAAGTTGGACTAACACCGGTGAATGTACTATTAAATGTTCCTCCAGTATATACAAAACCTGTAACACCAGTAACAAATCCATTAACACCTGAAACGTTACCAAAACCACTACCAATAAATGAATGTGTACCACCGGCAACATTATTTTGACCACCACTTAGTGTTGAATAACCACCACTAGACTTATTATTATTACCTCCACCTATTGTTGAGTAAGTTCCACTTGTTGTATTACAAAATCCACCACTTACGGTTGAGTTAATAGAGTTTGACGCGTTACATTGTCCACCACCAACAAATGAATAATTACCACTTGATGTGTTAAATTGTCCGCCACTTACGGTTGAATATTGACCACTTGATGTATTACGGTATCCACCACTTACGGTTGAATGATAACCACTTGATGTATTTCTACGTCCCCCACTTACTGTTGAATAACAACAACTTGATGTATTTTCAAGACCACCTCCTACGGTTGAAGAATTACCACTTGATTTGTTATTAATACCTCCACTTACTGTTGAACTATAACAACTTGATGTGTTTCTATATCCACCACTTACGGTTGAGTAATCCCCACTTGATGTGTTACAATAGCCGCCACTTACGGTTGTATGTGTGCTATTTTCTGTTTGGATGTTTAACCAAACATCATCTAAAGGAGATGAACCACCACCAAATAATCCACCGTTAAAATATAGTGTTTCACCATTAGAATAACCAGAACCTCCGTTTTGTATTTGGATGGTTTGTAATACACCAAGAACAAAATCAAAACTAAATAATACCCCAGATCCAGTACCACTTGATGTTGATGTTGGTGAGATACCACCGTAAGTATTATTTAAAGTACCACCAGTATATACAGAACTATTTATTCCACTAACAAAATTATTTCGTCCAGAAACGTTATTTTCTCCACCACCAATAAATGATTTGTAACCACTTGCAGTGTTATTACAACCACCACCAATTGTTGCATCAGAACTTGTTATTATATTATTATAACCACCACCAATAAATGAATAAGCACCACTTATCGTATTATTTTCACCACCACTGATTGTTGCAACATCACCTTGAAGGATAGTATTATCATCACCACCACCAATAGTTGAATAGCACGAATTAGTATTAATTGTGTTACAAGAACCCCCACCAATAGTTGAATAATCACCGGATACTGTATTTTCATACCCACCACTAATTGTTGAGTATTCACCAGATGCAGTATTACAACATCCACCAGCTACTGTTGCATAGTTATTTATTGATGTACTAACTTGAAATGTTACATCATCAATACCAGTTGTTCCACCAGGAAATATATTACCATTAAAAAATAAAGTATCATTTCCAATATATCGATTACCACCACCAAGAATATTAACACTAGATAAAGTACCAAAATTAAAAACAAAACCAAAAGAAGCATCAAATCCATAACCAGATGTCGTTGATGTTGGGTTATAACCACCAGAAAAAGTTCCATTTAAAGTACCACCGGTATACACTTGATTAAATGTTCCAGTTATTGTACCATAAGCACCAGTTTCATTACAACGACCACCACTAATTACTCCGTAACAACCGTATCCGGTATTTCTTCTACCACCACTAATTGTTGAGTAACAAGAATCATTTGAAATAATGTTACGACAACCACCACCGATTGTTGAGCAGTTTGCGTTACTTTTATTTATATAACCACCACTAATTGTTGATGAGTCTCTATTTGCAGTATTTCCTTGACCACCACCAATAACGATGTTTGAACCACCTAATGTGTTGATTTGAACTGTAACATTATCGGCAGGTGTTACACCACCAAAATTTGAACCGTTAAATGTTAATGTATCACCACTAACATATCCACTACCTTGATTGTCAACATAAACATTACTTAAAGTTGTTTGAGTTGAAAAATAAAATGAAAAAGTTGAACCAGAACCAAGACCGGAAAGTGTTGATGATGGTGGAATTGAACCGTAAAATCCTGATGAAGGTATATTACCTGTAAATGTTTCATTATAAACAAAATTAACACCACCACTAAAACCAGCAGTATTATTATAACCTCCACCAATAAAAGAAAATTCTGATATTACAGTGTTTCCGGATCCAGCTAAAACAGCAGAACAATTACCGATTGCAACATTATTAACACCAACCCTTTGTGTTGAGTCAGTTCCAGAACCAACTTCATATAAAGAAGTCCCAGTACCACCAGTTGTAAATCCAGTTACACCAAATGACGTTCCGTTATTATCTTTTAAAGTTAATGTTCCAGTTGTGTTATCATAGGTACCACCAGTTACAAAAACATCTGTTGATCCAGTGTATAAACCGCTAATTGATAAAGAACCATTTTGTCTCCCTAATGTTATTGTTCCATTAGAATAGGTACCACCAGTAACATAATAATCATTAACACCTGTTAATATATATGATTTTAATTGATCTACCTCAATTTTATTTGTAATGTCTAGATTGACATCTACTATTGGTAATACATCTTGTGTTGATATATCACCAGATAATATTAAAGGTAAGTCGGTTATTCTTTTATCTGCCATAGTTTTTTTTATTTAATAAATATGTTTTATATTATGATTTTATTTCTGTTGCTAAACAAATTTCACCTTGTTCTCTAATTAATCTTGTCATATCAGTAAATGAAATAAATGCGCGACCTTGTTTTCCCCAACTTTTACCCCAACTATTTTTTATTCTAAACTGTTTTGTTTTGGTATCAATACCATTAATTATATAAGCATGTCCACCAGCTAAAGCACCCCTAACTTTAATTAAACCATTTTTATCCGGATAAAACATTCCATAATACCAGTTTGTACCAACAACAACTGGTCCTACATTTAAAACAGTATTTATAAGTGTGTTTAAATCATATGTCCAATAATATGATTTTACTTTCTTTTGTTGTTGTAAAAATTTAACACCACCCCTTACAGAAGTTCCATCATAATTTTCACCGTACCATTCGTCAAGTTTTTGTGCATTTTTATAAATGTCTATTGGTTTTATAATTGGTGGAATACCAGACTGTTCAACTGGACCATCTTCTAACCAATGAGCCCAAGCATAACCAACACAATGTGGTAAATATCCTTGGTCACCCCACCATCCATTGTCGTCCCAATATCTTTGTGTTAATGTTTTTGAATTTAATTTTTGATTAAAATGATTTTGAATTAAATAATTTTGATCTCTGTTATCTTGAATATACGTTCTACCAAATAAAATACTATCAGGACTAAATCCACCAACCATTGGTGTTGGCCAATACCAAATAATATTATCGTTATCTTGAGTTATAATTGGTTCAAAATCTTGCGTTATTAAAAGATATGGATTAAATGTTGTTGTGGTTGTTGTAACCGGTATTGTTGTTGTGGTTGTTGTTACATCATTAATAACATAAGTAAAATCATCAACCTCACAGAAATCATCACCACAATCTGGACAATCTGGGTCAAACATTGCAAATTTATCTTTTAACAATAAAAAGTTGTGTTTAATTTCATCACCAGTTAAAGGTTCAACATACATTCTAAATTGTGAAATACCACCTTCAAACGTTCCACCAAATTCTTTTTCTAATAATATATTTGTTGTTAACCCAGATAATGTTGTCCCACTTAAAACTGATGTTGGAAAACATTCAGGGTCTTGGATATAATTTGAGGTTAAACCGGTACAAGATGAAAATGTTAAATTTTCGTGAAGACCTTGTGTTCCTCCACCCCAAGAAATATTAAATGGTACCGCTAATTGTCTTTCTTTATCTGTATTTAGTGCTCTTGGAATAACCTCTTCAAAATTTTCTAAAGTATATATTGGTTTTCCATTAACATAAATTCGTAATCTGCCAAGTCTATCCTTTTTCTCATCTAACCACTTTTTATTTAAATTAACAATTTCAATTGTTTCTCCAAATTCATTTGTATGAGTTAAAGGTGGCTTAATTAAATTGACGGTATTATTTGCTAAAGAATCTAAATATTTAATTTCTGTTATATCCGCAAGTCCACCAAAATATTTTAAATCACAAAAATCATAATTTGTATACCTTCTCCAAACAACATCGACTTGAAACCAATGTTCCAAATTTAACCAAGAAGGATTTTCTTTTTCACATCTTGGGTATATTGGTGGTGAACAATATTCTTGAATTGTATATCCGGTCATATAGGTTTGTCCGGTAACACAAGTTCCTGTTGTTTCACATCCACCGGTAAATCTTAAAACTTTAACACCAATTGATGGGTTTTTTGGGTCACCACATAATTTAAATGAAATATTATTTGACATTAAATCAAATAACGGATCTTTCTCACAAGTATCTTCTATTGATGTATAACCAGTTGTTCCACAATCAACACAATCAACACAATCATTACAAGTTGCACAACTAGGTGTACAAATAGGTGTTACATCTTGACAAGTCGGTGTTGGACTTGGTGTTGGTGTTGGTGTTGGTGTTGGGTAGAATATTGTTTCACATTGGTGTGTTTGACATTCCCAACCGCAAGTATCACAAGGTGATTCATTACAACCGCAACCACAACTTATTTTAACACTATTAACACCATTACATTTATCACAACCATAATTTGCGTGTGGGTCGTGTTGATTATTTTTTGACCTTGGTGGGTAAACAAATATACATCTACTATTTGTTATAGCTTTATTACAACAAGCACAAGTTTGTAAACAATTTGCAAGTGGTGTTGTAACTCTTGTGTAACCTGTAAAACATTTTGGACTACCATCTGCGTGATGATAAAATTTATTTTCAGCTCTTGTCCCCATATAAAAAAACGTATTTTTATTTTGAGGATATAATAAGTTTAAAGTTGTTTCATTTGGTCCAGGACTAAACTCATTTGATAACCTTGGTTTTAAAACCATTTCAACAGACCAACCTTTTGTAACTCTTTCTGGTAAAATTTCATAGTCATACCCAAATAGTTTATAAAACCCTTGGTAAAACCCACCATATAGTTCATGATATTTTCCAAATTGTGGATGATTTTTACTTACAACTTCATATAATGTTTGTTTTGTAAATCCAGAAAAACGACTATAAGTTCCGGTATATCCGGTTACTTGTATCATTTTCATTCTTCTATCGTAGTACATTCTATTAAACTTTACAGAATCTTCAAAAATACCTTCAGTAAAATTTAATGTTTCACCAGTCATTTTATTTACTAAACCATTATCGATACCAGTTAAACCAATATCACAAACAGTATCAGCTGTTAAACAATTTAATAATTCATCATTTGGGTTATAATAATTTTGAGAAACAAAAATATTATTTTGATTATAATTTTTATAACTAAGATTTAACGGTTGTACTGTTAATGGATTATCAATATCAATATTTATTGGTAGTTTTTTACCGTATGTTTCAGCAATTATAAAAGGCGAGAATACAACTTCTTCACTATAGTCTCTTTCGTCAGAGGCTAGTGACATATCCATACTATCATATTCTAGACCAATTCTATTTTTTTGATAGACATATTGATTAATATTTTGGTAAGCCATTTCTTTTATAGATAAATACTACATATCAAAGTATTTATATTAAAAAGCCAAAATAGAATTTAATATTAAAATGGAAAATAAAAACAAAATAGGTTTGAAAAAAAATAGTATCTCTGATATTACTTCGGAATTAAAGAAATATAAAGACACTGTGGTTAAAGAATTTAAAGAGACTAGACTTTTAGTTAGAATAGTAATGTCCGCAGCAAAAGATTATTTAAAAGATAAAGATTTTGAATTGTCGGATGAAGATAAAAAATTTATAAAAGATCAGTCTGCAGATATTTTAAAAATATTACCTTTAATTGCTTTTCAAATATTTCCAGGTTCAACAATTGCAACACCATTCATTATTAAATTAGGTGAAAAATTAGGAATAAAACTTAATAGTAAAGTACCTAAAAAATATGAAAAAGAAGAACCTAATAAACCGGATGGAGAATTAGACGAGTTAGTTGATAGCGACGGTAGTTTTTTAGGTTCAAATATTCCAATACTTCAACAAAATATGCACCCACATAAAACTTTGGATCAAACAACAAGAATGACCAGAACAAGTCAGTGGCCGTTTATTAGAGTTTATTATGGTGAATCTGAAGATAAAGGTGATAACATTATTGACGAAGTTGATTATTCAGATGCTTTTGCCTATGACGAAACAGAAGATGATAAATCTTATAAAGATTGTATGGGTACAATGAAAGATATGGGTATTGATGAATTTTTAGAAAGAGATGAAAGATGTAAATCATTTGGTTTTGACAAAAAATTGGATAAAGAATTAAAACAAGAAAAAAAAAGAGGTAGATGTAAAAATTGTTTTACAAAAAGAAGATTATCTGAATTGGAAGAACAAAAAATGAATCATCTTCTTGATGAAATTTTATTAACAAAAAAGAAAAAAGATACTGATGTAATAAAAAAAGAAACCGAAGGAAATGTAGTTGGGAAAATAATTAAAAAAAATTTAGAGTCAATTAGAGCTATTGCAGAGAAAGAAGGTATTAGTATTGATAAACTTGTAAAATACTTAAAGAGCGGTGAATAGTAGTCTTTACGGAAAAATAATTCAAATACCAAAAGAAATGATTGACCACCTTACAGTGTGTTTTCAACAGGTACCTAATTCTGATTCATCGGTTGAAGGTCACAATAGAAATACTGATTTAAGAACAAATGGTCAAGTAACATATCAACAGTTGGGTAGAATTAAAAATTATTTTGATAACTACAATGGAAATAAAGAAGATGCTCCGTTTATATTAAACGGTGGTGATTATATGAGAAATTGGGTGGACCAAACTTTGGATTCATTAAGAAGAGGTGATGAACAAACCCAACAGATAAATAGAGAGTATATGCCAGATGATGTTAATCAACAATTAATTGATGATATGGGTTGGTTAGCAGATTTAAATAGACCCTCACAAGAACACAAAAGTCAAGTGGATGACCTTAAAATACAAGAAAGTATAGTAAGGATAAACGATTTAATTAAAAAAATAATTTAAAATGCCAGTAAGTGAAAGATTAGATTTTAGCCAACCAATGAATGAGTTGGGTATGGTGGGTGAACAACAAAGAAATAGGTTGATTCCAAAAAACGATTACAAAGCTGTTAACCCTTATTCTGCAACAAATAAAGATGCTATTTCTGATGGTGATGAACAAGGTAAAGGTACCGGTGGTTTTCTTGATACAGCAAATGGTGGTTCTTCTATTGACATAATTGAAAGAATCAATGAAATTAAAATTAACGAATATCAAAGAGACAAACCTTATACCACACCAACAGCTTAATGAAACTTTACAATACATTAAAAGACCTTATTGTTGAAGTAGCTTCTATTGATGCTATCGTAGATTCTATTAAAAAAAAACGAAGGGTTATTGTTTATTATGATGGTGATGAACCAGGAGGAAAAGGATTAAGAATTATTGAACCTGTTTGTTATGGTTATAGTAAAGCTGGAAACCCAGTATTGAGAGCTTGGGATGTTGAGGGTGCGTCACATAGAGCGTATTTGGGTAAAAAACCATTGCCTAGTTGGAGAATGTTTAGAGTTGATAAAATAATAAATTATAAACCAACTATGGAAAACTTTAATGAAGTTAGACCTGGTTATAACCCAAATGGTGATAAAAGTATGACAAGAGTAATAATTAACGCGGTCTTTGATAATAGACCAGAAGAACAAAATATAGAAGAAATATGAATTCAGAACAAGATTTAATTAACAAATTATTAATATCCAAAAAAATAATGGATAAACACAATAATATGGATAGGGGTCAGGCTAAGAATATACCTAATGTACCTGAGTTACAACAGTTCCAAACACCAAATGCAACTTATAATTTACCACAAGAATTCCTTCAAGAAGCAACACCAAAACAATATAACACAGAAATACCAACAAAAGATAGAATTTTAAATTCAAAATTACCTGATGAAATTAAAAGATTAATGATTGAACACCCAATTGATCAACCAACAATGGGTGTACATTCTGGTGTTGGGTTAAGTAATGATTTAGTTGAGAGAGCGTCAAGATTAATGAATAATAATGTTAGTGAAGAGAATTCTAATATACCAAAACAAAAATCAATCCCTAAACAATCAAATAATGATATTAGGCAAATTGTTAGAGAAACAGTAGAAGATGTTTTAAGAGAAAATGGTTTATTAACAGAATCAGAAACAAAATCAAACGATCAGTTTAAATTTAGAGTTGGTCAACATATCTTTGAAGGTAGAGTAACAAAGATAAAAAAAATAGCAAAATAATTTAAGTGTCATCGATAAAGTAAAGTCCTCTCAAAATTAATTGGGGGGATTTTTTGTTTTTTTATATATTGATATTTAAAATGTAGTTTGATATATTTTAAATAAAAATTATTAAATGAGTAAAATAAATGTTTTAGTACTACCATCAGATGGTAGTGGAGTTGGTAAATTTAGATCTGTTGACCCCCATGTTAAGTTACAAAATTTATATCCGGAAGAGTTCCACGTAGATATTGAATATAGTGTTAATATAAACGATTTAGAATTTTGGAAAAAATATCAAATTGTTCATTTTCATAGAATTATTGGAACCGATTATGATGCTTCGGTTGAGTTTATTAAAAAATTAAGGTCAATTGGTATTGTTGTAATTGGTGACATTGATGATTATTGGTTACCAACAAAAGAACACCCAATACACCAACTTATTGTTCAGAATAAAATTCACGAAAAAATAGTTGCAAATCTAAAAGTTTGTAATTATGTGACAACAACAACAGAACTTTTTGCAAACGAAATTAAAAGATTCAATAAAAATGTTATTGTATTACCAAATGCTGTAGACCCAAATGACCCACAATTTAATGAACCAACATTACCTTCTGATAAAATTAGAATTGGTTGGTTAGGTGGTTCTTCTCACTTACACGATTTAAAATTACTTGACGGTATGGTTTCAAAATTATCACAAGTACAAGATAAGTTACAATATTATGTTTGTGGTTTTGATATTCGTGGAACTGTAACAGAAATTAATAAACAAACTGGTGAAAAAACACAAAGAACAATTAAACCAGAAGAAACTGTTTGGGTTAAATATGAGGAAATTTTTACAGCAAACTACAATATTATAACACCAAAGTATAAAGAATATTTAGACACTTTTGTTGAAAATGATTATCCTGGTGTTGAAAAAGAAAATTATGTTAGGGTTTGGACAAGACCTGTAAACTCTTATGCTAAAAACTACTCAAAATTTGATATTTCGTTAGCACCAATTAAAAACCATATTTTTAATAGAATGAAATCCCAACTTAAAGTTATTGAAGCTGGGTTTTATAAAAAAGCATTAATTGCGTCAAATGTTGGTCCATACACTATTGATTTAAAACACGCACTTAAAAATGGTCAATTTACAGACGGAAACGCCCTTCTTGTTAATGAACATAATAATCACAGTGATTGGTATAAAAACATTAAAAAATTAGTTGATAATCCAAATATGATTACAGATCTTGGTGAAAGATTATACGAAACCGTAAAAGATAAATACGATTTAAATAATGTCACTAAAACAAGAGCAGAATTTTACAAATCTTTAATTAAATAATATGATAAACATACCTATAACAAAAATTTTATTTTTAGATATTGAAACCGTTGGTGGTTGTCCAGATTTTGAATCTTGTGAAAGATTTAGTCCACAAATTGCGGAACAATTTCACAAATATTTTGATTGGTTTTTAAAACGATTTCCAGAAGATAACACAATTGGAGAATCTGAAACTGAATGGAAAAATGAAGTTTTTAAAAAAAGAGCCGCACTTGTTCCAGAGTTTGCAAAAATTGTTTGCGTATCAGTTGCTTTTGTTTTGGACAATGGTGAAACAAAAAAACAATCTTTTTTTGGTGATGATGAGAAAAAACTACTAAAAGAAGTAAGAACACTCTTGGACCGTTGTGAAAAACTTGGATTCTTTTTATGTGGACACAATCTAAAGAATTTTGATATTCCAATGCTTGCAAAAAGAATGATTATAAATGGAATACGTCCATCAAAAATTCTCCCATCTTATGATACAAAACCTTGGGAAATAAAAGCAATTGATACAAAAGAAATCTGGCAATATGGTTCGTATACGTCAATTGGGTCATTAGACTTGTTATGCTCTTGTCTTGATATACCAACACCAAAAGATGGTGAAATCACTGGTGTAAATGTTCATAAAGCATACTGGGAAGAACAAAAAATAAAAGAAATCACAGAATACTGTGAAAAGGATGTCAATGTATTAATTGACACCATAATGAAATTAAAAAGTTTAGAATAATGGAAGAAAATTTAGAAGATTTAAAAAAACAACTAGCTGAAATTGAAAATTTGTTTGGTGATGCGCCTGAAGTGGAAGATATAAATCAAGAGGATTATAACTCAATCTTTTCTGAATTTGGTTTGGACATCAATCAGTTGTCAGCCGATATGGACGCGTTTCAACCAACAATGCCGTTACAGTATTCAAAATCAAATGAAGATGCTATTTTTCCGGAGTACGCATACCCAACAGATTCAGGGTTTGATTTATATTCAACAGAAGAATTAATTATCGGACCGTTTGGTAGGGCGCTTGCCCCAACTGGATTACATTTTGATATTCCAGATGGTTATGAAATACAAGTAAGGTCAAAAAGTGGTTTAGCACTAAAACAAGGTCTTATGGTTTTAAATTCACCAGGAACTGTAGATCAAGGGTATACCGGTGAGATTAAAGTAATTTTATTTAATACAACAAAAGATACAATTAAAATTGAAAAAGGACAAAAAGTAGCACAAGGCGTTGTTAGTCCTGTTGTTTGCGGCAAATGGCTTGAATTAGTTGAGGTTACAAATGTTGAAAGTAAGGATAGATCCGATAATGGTTTTGGTAGTACAGGTATATGATTACAATAGGATATTCAACAAGGGAACATAACCCAACTTTAATTGACTACTACAAAAAAACTTGTGGTGGTAATAAAAAATTTGAGGTTATTGAAAAGGTTAACACCGGAGATAAAGGTTTGGCCGAAGTTTATAATGAAATATTAAATGAAGCTCAAAATAATATTGTGGTTTTCTGTCACGATGATATTGAGTTTGACACAAATAATTGGGGTGAAAAATTATTAAAACTTTTTAATAAAAATCCAGAGTTTGGTATAATTGGAATTGCTGGGACAACAGATTTAATTGATGGTCGTTGGTGGACATTAAAAGAATCAATGACAGGTATTGTTTCACACAAACACGAAGGTAAAAAATGGACAAACACTTATTCTCCGGACCAAGGAAATAAATTAAAAGAAGTTGTTGTTTTAGATGGTTTATTTTTTGCTGTTAACAAAACAAAAATTAAAAATAATTTTGACGAATCATTTAAAGGATTTCATTTTTATGAGATTCCATTTTGTTTTGAGAATTATTTAAACGGAGTTAAGTTAGCAGTTACAACTCAAATTAGAGTTACACATATGTCAATTGGTCAAACTAACCAACAATGGGAAGATAATAAAATTCAGTTTGAAGAAAAATACAAAGACAAACTTCCAGTTAGGTTATCAAATAATCGTACATTAGAAGAAAAAATGTTTTTTGATATTGATAAGGTTGGTATTGGTATGACAACTTATAACGCTGAACACAGAATAAAACAAAGTGCATTTACGGTACCAAATTGGATGAAACATTTTGTTATTGTAAATGACGGAACACCGTATGATAATTCATCTTATCCGGAACAAGCTCACCTCATCCAACACGAAACAAATATGTCTGTTGGTGCCGCAAAAAATTCGGCAATGCAATATCTATTAGACCAAGGATGTGAACACATATTTTTAATGGAGGATGATATTTTAATTAAAGATGAAAAAGTTTTTGAAGAATATATTAAACATTCTGTTATTTCAGGAATAAAACATCTTAATTTTGCCCTTCACGGACCAGCAAATAAAAAGGGATCAACCGGATTTAAAACTCTTGAAGATAGAAAAGATGTTGATAGTGAACCAAATCCAAGAATGATTATTCCATATCCGGAAGGTAAAAAAATTGTATTATACCCAAATTGTGTTGGTGCATTTTCTTACTACCACAAATCTGTTTTAGATAAAATTGGTCTATTTGACCCAATGTTTAAAAATGCTTGGGAACACGTAGAACACACATTTCAAACAATAAAAAATAATTTTCACCCACCTTTCTGGTATTTTGCGGACATTGAAAATAGTTGGGAGTATTTGAGTGACATACCGAACTCAATTCAAGAAAGTACTATTGCTAGAACTCCAGAATGGAATGAAAATTATAAAAGAGGAACTGAACATTATAAAAAGAAACACGGTGTATTACCAACAGAAACTCCTTTACTTAACCAACAATCTGTTTATAATATTATAAATTACTTATACAATAAAAGATAATGACAATAGATGTTATAATTTTAAGTTACGCAAAAAACGATTCAATACTTAAAATGAATAATGATTGTATTGATAGTTTAAATTCAAGTTCAAGTACTCATAAATTTAATATTATTTTAGTTGAGACAGATTCAGAAAAAGAATATAAATACTCACAAGAAAATGTTAAAGTAATCCAACCAGGTATTAAATTTAATTATAATAAATTTTTAAATATTGGTCTTAAAGAATGTGTGAGTGACTGGATTTTAATATCAAACAACGACACAATTTATCATAAAAATTTTTTAGAAAATATGTTGGTTGCAAATCAATTTGATAACGAACTACTTTCTATGTCACCAATGGATGATACTTGGTTTAGACACAAACCTTTTGATCAAAAAATACACATATATTATGGATATAGAACTTCATATGAAGTAACAGGTTGGTCAATACTTGTTCATAAATCTGTTATTGAAAAAATTGGTGGTTTTGACGAACAATTTACATTTTGGTATCAAGACAATGATTATGCCAATTGTTTAATTGAAAATAAAATAAAACATGGATTAATAACTAATTCAAAAGTAACTCATTTATTAAGTCGTAGTCACGGTTTAATTGAAAAAGAAAAAAAATATGAAATGACTGATGGTTTGGGAATTAACTTTAAAAATAAATGGGGATAATATGGCAAATGGAATTTATAAAATAACAGAGGATTTTGAAAAATCTTTATCTGATTATACTGGAGCGCCGTATGTAATTACGGTTGATAACCAAAGTAACGCACTTTTTCTTTCATTATATTATGAAAAAAACATTAAAAAAAGTATTGGTGAAAAAATTACTATTCCTTCTAGGACATATCCTTCAGTTCCTTGTGAAATAATACACGCAGGATTAAAAGTTGATTTTTATGAAGTTGAAGGGAAAACAATAAAAGGGTCTTATAATTTAGTTGGTAGTAATGTTTGGGATTCGGCGTTATCATTTACACATAATATGTATAAAAAAAATACACATATGTGTATTTCATTTACTGGACCATACAAACATTTTAAACTATCAAAAGGAGGTGCAATATTAACTGATGATTATGATGCTTATTTGTGGTTTAAAAGAGCTAGATATAGTGGAAGGCGAGAATGTTCATATCATGATGATTACTTTGATATGATTGGGTGGAATTATTATATGATGCCAGAGTTAGCAACAAGAGGTTTGTTATTAATGAATCAATTCTACAATGTTGACGGAACCCCAAAACATAATGAAGATCTAGAATTACCTTATCCTGATTTATCTAAATTTGATATTTATAAACAATGAAGCATATTGTAGTTTTTTTAGCATTTGAAAATTTAGATATTATAAGAACTTCTTTTGATTCATTAAAAACAGCAGACGCTGATTTTTTTGTTGTTGAAAATCATTCCGAAAACTCACACTTAATCAAAGAATATTTCTCAAACCAAAAGTTAGTTGGTTATATTCAATTTAATAAGAATACTGGGGCAAATGCGTTAAACGTGTTTGTTAGAGATTACTATGATTTACTTTCAGAATATGATTTTATTACTTATACTGATGGTGATTTATTTTTATATGATATAAAAGAAACATTTAAAGAAATAATATCAACTTTCAAAGACCCAGAATGTTATGTATGTGGTGTTAGTTTATACCATGGTAACAGTTATTTAAACAAAGGTCCTAATAGAGTTGTTGGTATTCAACCATACATTGATTTTATGAAAAGTAGGTCCGACATTGAACCATCATCAACATTTGGAAAAACGGGTGCACATTTATTAACTTTTACTAATAAAACTTTATTTTTAATTAAAAATATTCATTTTATTGATACGAATATTTTTAATAAAGCGGTTAAAAACGGTGGTAAATATTTTAAAACGACAAAAAATGTGGCTTATCATTTAACCTGGGATTTATATTTTGATGGTAATCCTTATTATGAGAATAAAAAAAATAATTTAGTCAAAATTTGGTCACAATCAAGTGAAGACTTTAAATACAATAAAATAATAATATGATTAAAGCGTTAATTGGCAATGGTGGATTTGCTAAAGAAATTATTGTCCATATTGGAGACCCAACTATAAAGCGGTTTATAGATGATCACTATTGGGAAGAAGGTAACGAATATATAAGACCATTGTCTGAGTTTGACCCTAGTAAGTACGAAGTATTGATTGCTATTGGAGATCCTAAAATGAGATACGATATGTCTCAAAGACTACCAAGCAATACTAAGTACTTCTCCTTCATACACCCATCAGCTCAAGTTTTAGATAAAGATTTGGAGATAGGTGAAGGGAGTATAGTATGTGCTGGATGTATTCTAACAACAAATATTAAGATAGGTAAGCATGCGCATCTAAACCTACACACAACAATAGGTCATGATTGTAGGATTGGCGATTACTTCACAACAGCCCCAGGAGTTAAAGTCTCAGGTAATTGTAACTTAGGTGACTGTGTATATCTTGGAACAAATTCATCAATAAGAGAAAAAATAAACATTTGCAACAATGTAACTATTGGTCTTGGGTCTGGTATTGTAAAACATATTTTAGAACCGGGAACATATGTTGGGTTACCAACTAAAAAAATTAAATAATTATGAAATTCTCAATTGTAATTAGTACATACCAAAGAGACGATAAAAGAACACCAGAACTATTAAAAAGAACTCTTGATTCTGTATTTAACCAAACTTATAAAGAATTTAAAGTATATTTAATTGGGGATAAATATGAAAATAACTCTGAGATACTAGAGTTAGTTTCAAAGTATGATAGTAATAAATTATACTTTGAGAATCTACCTTACGCAAAAGAAAGAGACAACTACAAAGACGATAAGAAAGCTTTATGGTCTTATGGCGGTGTTAACGCAACAAACCACGGAATTTTAAAATCTTTAAAAGATGGTTATGAATATATTTGTCATCTTGACCACGACGATTGGTGGTTAGAAGATCATCTAGAAGAAATTTACAAATGTATTAAAAATACTGGTGCATCATGGGTTTGTACTAAATCAACACATATGTCAGAAAATAGGTTCCTCCCAAATCAAAACACACAAAACTTATACAACATATTTTTACCAAAGTCTAGTTGTCTAATACATTCCTCAGTATGTATGAATTTTAAACAAATTCCTTTACTTTATAGAGATTTATATGACCTTAATAAAAAAGTTGGGTTACCAGCTGATGCTGATCTCTGGGAGAGGGTAAGAAATTATATTGAATCAAATAACCTAAAGAGTTATTTTATAAACAAATTAACATGTAGACACGATGAAGAAGGTTACTCAAGAAAATAATATTCCTTTTAATATTACAAAAAATTCTTTAGATAAAGTAAATTTTATCATAGAAAACATGGAAAATAAAAGTTTCCATAATCACTATCACATACTTTATGATATATGTGATTCTTTTAATCATAATGATATTACTTATTTAGAAATTGGTGCTTTTGCTGGTGGATCAGCTTCCCTAGTATCTACTAACCCAAAAGTTAAAAAAGTCTATAGTGTTGATTTAGGATCACCAATAAATAAAGAGATACCAATTCGTAATGTTAATAAATTTAAAAATGAAAACTGCTCTTATGATTATTTTGAGGGTAGTTCTTTTGATGAAAAAATTATAGAATCGGTAAAAAAAACCGTAAAATCTGTTGATATTCTTTTTATTGATGGTGATCACTCATACGAAGGGGTTTTAAATGATTTTAAAAATTTTTCTAATTTAGTTAAACCTGGTGGTTATATTGTTTTTGATGATTATATGGATAATATCTATAGCCCAAAAGTTAAAGGTGCTGTTGATTATATTGTATTAGAATTATTAAATAATGAATATGAAATAATTGGTTCATTAGTATACCCAGAACTTAGTTTAACAAACATAGATAAACCATCAAGTAATGAATTTGTATTAAAAAAAATAAAATATAACTATGACTAGAAAAACAAAACCAAAAGAAGAACAAACAACAGCACAACCAATTTCAAGAAAAGATTTTATAAATGCCGTTATAAAGAAAAAACAAAGAAATAAATTTTTAACAGAACACCAAGAGGAGTATTATAATATTTTAAAAAACAATCAAATTACAGTTGCTTCAGGCCCTGCTGGTGTTGGTAAATCTTATATTGCAATGAAAGCTGCCGTTGATTTACTTATCGATTCAGATAATTCTTATGAAAAAATTATCATTGTTCGTCCGGCTGTTGAAGCTGAAGAAAAATTAGGTTCTTTACCTGGTAATCTTGAAGAAAAATTGGATCCTTATATATTTCCATCATACTATCTTTTAAATAAAATTATCGGTAAAGAAGCTAGAGAAAAGTTAAAGGAAGCTGAAATTATTGAGGTATTTGCTCTTGCTTATATGAGGGGTATGAACATTGACAATTCAATACTAATTTTTGAAGAAGCACAAAACTCAACACCAAATCAAATGAAATTACTATTGACAAGAATTGGTTTTAATAGTAAATTCTTTATATCAGGAGATTTAGAACAAACAGATAGATATAAGGATAAAAAACAATCTGGTCTATATGATGCAATACAAAGATTTAAAAACATTGATGATATTGGTGTCTATGATTTTAGAGACGCAAAAAATGTTCGTAATCCATTAATTGGTAAAATTTTGAAAAAGTACGATGACGAAAATAGGGATTGATATTAATGGTGTTTTAAGAGATACTATAGAAAAGTTTAAACAAATTTATGAAAAACATTTAATTGATTTAAATCAAGAAGATTTTGTTAGTCAGACATTTAATATTGACCTATCTGGTAATACAGAAGAAAATCAAATTTCAGAACCATTTAAATATGAAATATTAAGTGATGTTGACTCATTAGATTTAATGAAACATTTTTCTTTCCAAAATAAAGAAGAGTTATTTTCATTTATGTTTGAAGAATATACAATGGAGTTATTTGGTCACGCCCCATCAACAGAAATGACAACATTTAGTATGTTAAATGATTTATATTACGAATTAAGAGATTCTTATGAAATGTCCATTGTTTCTGATGAAATTGGAAAGTCAAAACCGGCTTCACTTTTTTTCTTATCTAAGTTTGGTTGTTTGATAGAAAAAATTATGTTTTATAGTGAAATAACAAAAAATGACATGTGGAATAGTGTGGATATTTTACTTACCGCAAATCCTACCTTATTATTAGAAAAACCAGAAAATAAAATTGTTGTAAAATACAATACAAATTACAATAAACAAATTAAATCAGAATACGAAATAAACACACTATCTGAATTTAATGAAATCTTAAAAAAAATAGAATCTTATGTTTGAAGTATGGAATGAAAATTATTATATTGACTTAGACAAGTTAGATGAGTTTACACAATTTATGGGTGAGTCTGGTGAGACAAATATTCATGTTGTTAAGTATGAAACAACAAAATTGTTATTAGATGTTTTGTTAACTGAAGATGGTGAGGTTGATGAAAATTTAGGTATGAAATCAACCGAATTATCAATACCATTTAAATTAGCATTTAATACATTATTAATGAAAAAAATAATAAACAAAATATAAAAAGTTATGAATCAAGAACAAATATTAAAGGTTGAAAATTCAATAAAAAATATGGAAGAAAAGACATTACGAATTTACTTCCTAGTACAAGACACAAAAGGTAACGCAAAAGCGTCTGTAAGGTACATTTATCAAATGGCTATGGCTTTAAAAAACTCAGGTTATAACCCAACAATTCTTCACGAAAAACCAGATTACTTTGGTGTATCAAGTTGGTTAGGTGAAGAATATATGAATGAACTACAACACAAATCAATTGAGGGTGGTAATTTAGAAGTTTCTCCGGAAGACTTAATTATTATTCCGGAAATTTATGGTTTTGTTATGGATCAAGTTAAAAAGTTACCTTGCGGTAAAGTTGTACTTTGTCAAGCTTATGACCATATATTTGAAACTTTACAACCAGGTGAAACCTGGACTCAACTTGGTATTTACAAATGTATTACAACCTCTGAAAAACAGAAGGAGTGGATTGAAAACATTATGAGAAATGTATCAATTGATGTTGTTGAGCCATTCATTTCTGAAAATTTTAAAACTCCGGAACTTCCACCAAAAACAATTATCAATATTCATACAAGAGATCATAGAGATACGACAAATTTAATTAAAGCTTTTTATACTAGATTTCCACAATATAGATGGTTTACATTTAGAGATTTAAGAGGTTTATCTGAAAATGATTTTGCTGAAAGAATGAAAGATAGTTTTGTTTCTATTTGGATTGATAATACTTCAGCATATGGTACTTTTCCTTTAGAATCTATTAAAATGGGTATTCCAGTTATAGGGGTAGTCCCAAATATGGTTCCGGAATGGATGAACGAAAATAATGGAATTTGGATTAACAATCAAAATATTTTAGTTGATGTTATTGCCGATTACATCCAAAATTGGTTAGAAGACAATATTAGTCCAGAGTTATACAGTGAAATGGAAAAAACAAAAAATAACTTAAAAACTGAAGAAGATTTTAATACTAACGTTGTAAGTATTTTTGATAAAATGATAACAACTAGAGCAACAACTTTTAAAGAACAAATAAATAAACTTGAAACAATAGAATAATATGGAAAATAAAATATCAGTTATCTTACCAATAAAAAGTGGTAAATTTAAATTATTTGACGAGTACTTTGAAAAAAGTATAATTTCAGTACTAAACCAAGGTGAGAATGTAAAAGAATTAATTTTAGTTCATACAGATGAAGAATTATTAGTTAATTTTTTAAATAACTTTAATTTTAGTGGTCTTACCGTAAATCGTATTCTTTGGGATAAAGAACCTAACTTTGCTAACCAAGTTAACGAAGGTGTTAAACAAGCAAACAGTGAGTGGGTATCATTATTAGAATTTGACGACGAATATTCAAATATATGGTTTAAAAATGTTAAAAAATACATGGAGATATATAAAGATGTTGACTCATTTTTACCAATAGTTGTTGATGTTGATGAAAAAGGTATTTTTGCTGGTTTTACAAATGAAGCGACGTTTGCTGCAAACTTTACACAAGAACTTGGTTATTTAAGTAATGAAACTTTACAAACGTACCAAAATTTTCAAATATCAGGAATGGTCATTAAAAAAGAATCTTTTTTAAAAAATGGTGGTTTTAAACCAAACATAAAATTAACCTTTGGTTATGAATTCTTTTTAAGAATGACACAATCTAATGTTAAATTTTTAACAATACCAAAAATAGGTTATAAACATATGAATATGAGAGAAGGATCAATTTTCTGGAATTATAAATATGGTGAAGAAAAATTAGCAGAAGATGAAGTTAAATTTTGGATTGATTCGGCAAAAAAAGAATATTTATTTACTTCACAAAGAGAAATAAAATATGAACCTCAAGAGATTTAATGCTTGAAAATGAAGAGTTAAAAACTGAAGAAATACAAAAGAAAAAGAAAGGACGAAAACCAACTGTTAAAAAATATTTTGATGAGCCGGAAGAAAATGCTGTTAGATTATATCTAAGTTCAAATTCGAGGGAAGATAAAAATAAAATATATAATGAGTTTTTAAAAGATCCTTTAGATAAAATGATTTCGTCAATTATAAGACGATATAAATTGTATAGAAAAGATATGGATTTTGAAGAGATTCATATGGACACACATTCTTTTCTTATGACAAAAATTGACAAATTTAAACCGTCAAAAGAAAAGAAAGCATACTCTTATTTTGGTACAATTTGTAAAAATTATTTGATGGGTCAAATACAAAAAGACCAAAAAGAGACAAATAGAAAAATATCGTACGAAGACATTTCAAGTGATTTAGACGCGATGCCAAATATGGTTTATTACATAGATGGTGATGAAGTTACAACCGAACAAATAATAAATAAATTTTTATTAGAATTAAAAACATCATTTGATGAAAAAGGCGTTACAGAACAAGAAATTAAATTAGGTGAAGCTTTACACGACATATTTCAAAATTACTCAACAATATTTCAAGATACAACAAATAATAATAAGTTTAATAAAAACATAATTTTGTTTGAATTAAGAGAAATGACAAACCTAACAACAAAAGAAATTAGAAATTCTTTAAAAAGATATAAAAAAATATATTTTAAAATTGTAAACGAATTATCAAAATAAGTATTTATTGTTATGCCTAGACCACAAAAAAAACAAATTAATTTAACAAAAGAGTCGATGTTGTCTCTTATGCAAGAAATTTACAACGAACTAGTTGAACAAAGAAATACTGCAATAAGAATCCAAAATAAGATGTTGACTATGATGAAAGAACCGGAAGATATGACATTAATCGGTCCTGTAATAGAAAAACAACAAAAAATTATTAATGATTGTGTTGAGAAAAAACTTTCTCTATCAAAATTACAAGCACAAATTTGGCAAAAATCTCAAGATAAACAAGAAAACTTTACATTAACCGATTTAGATTTCGATGATGATATAATGAAAAGTTTAATTGATAAAGACACATCTACCGATGGTGGTTATAAAATGAACAAGTAATGGCTACTTTAGATATTAATAATGGTTTTGATTCTGTTGGTGGTAAAATATCAATAAATAAAAAATATAAAAAAATAAAAGAAGATAGTGACAACCTAAAAAAAAAGAAAGGTAGTTCACTTGAAGAAAAAACTAGTAATATTTCTAAGCAATTATCTGAAGCAAAAAAAAATAAAAAAAAACACCAAAAAGAAAAAAAATCTCAATTAGATAATTTATTTAATTTAAAATTTTTATCAACAGGTTCAGGTAAAAGTACAAAAAAATATCTTAAAAAAACTTTTGTAAAATCTATTGAGGAATTAAAACCAAAAATAATTGAGTTAATAATTAATGAAATTACAAGTGCTATTGGTTGTTCACAAGATCAAGAATTTACAAATCAAACTTTATATATACGAGTTAAATCAATTGATTTACAAAATTTATTAAAAGAAGATCCACAAAGTGATGTTGGTAAACCATTGTATGAAGCTAATGATATTCAGTATAATAATTACCCATTTTCAATGAATAGAGAATTATATAGTAGAATTCAAAATATTAATCAACCATATTCTGTACCATCTGGTAATCCAGCATATAAAGGAAAATCTAATCAAGAACTATTTGATATAACATATGTTGAAAGTTACGTGGATCCAATAACATCACAAACAATACAGGGTAATTTTTATAAAATAGATTTAAAAAATAGAGTAAATAATGTTAACAAAATAACAGAATTTATAAAAGACTATTATTCGACAATAAATATTCTTGATTATAAATCAATTTTTGCAAATTTAATGAACCAACTTTCTGGTGTTATATCAATAAAAAAAGGTGAAGGAAAATTAGAATTAGGTGACTTACAAAAAATACTTTTAATCTTACAAAGAATCCTTGGAATTTGTTTTGACAAAAATGAAGAAATTGATGTTTCTGGAACAGCAAAGGTTTCTGAAAATGATACAATAGATGAATCTTTTTTTGAGTTTGACGAAGTTGATTTAAGAATTATAGATCAAAAAATTTCAGATATTAAATTAGGTGTTGTTGAATTTGAGGAGTGTGATACTGTTAAATTACCGGTAAATACTGATGACATTTTAAATGGTTTAAATAATTTAAATTTTGTTGAAGACTCAAACAACAATAACAACATTGATGACGCCGCAAATTTAACAGACATTTTAACTAGTAACCCAGGTTGGTTTCCATTAGAAATTGATATTGATTTATCATTCTTAAAAGAATTTCCAAAAGCAGTTATATTAGCTCTTTTAACACCAAAAGTTTTACTACCATTAATTGTTATGCTAAAAGCTTTAGGGGATAATGTTGATTTAGCAATTAATTCTTTTATGGATTTTGCTAAAAGATTTAAAAAAATGATAGTAAATATTGCATCAAAAATCGGTGCTCTTTTTGCTAAAATATTATTTAACATAATAAGAAAAGACATTTTAAGTTTAATTAAGGGTATTATTGGTGACATTAAAAATGAAAAAATACGAAATAGATTAGAAGCAATACGTTCTTTAACTGAAGTTTTAGTAACGTTAGCAAATATTGTAAAAGATTTTAGAGAATGTAAAAGTGTTATTGATGAATTACTTTCTTTATTAAAATTAGCGGGTAAAGGTTTTGGTAATAAAATTCCTTATCCACTTTTGTTAAGTTCCGAATTACTTGACGGCTATTCTTCTACAAGAGCGTTTTTAAATGTTATTGAAGAGTTTGAAAAACTTGGGCTACCTACCGGACCTATGCCAGACGGAAGTCCTAATTTGATGTTAGTATCAATTAAGGCAATTTTAGATGGGTCAGATAAAGAAGATAGACAAAACGGTAGCCTTCAGGTTGCGGTAAAACCAATGACCGTTTTACCAATCGGTGTGACTAAAGGATTATCAAGTTATGGAAAAAAAGGTTAATTATGGATAAAATAGAATCAGATAAAATTGTTGAGATTATTAAAGAACACAAAACTAGACCAAATAAAGATTTGGTTTTAGCTATGGAGTTTATAAAAAAAGATTATGAATTAACAAAAGAATCTTTAATAAAGTTAAGTTTACATTTAGATAAACTAGAATTAAGTTATAACACAATATTAAAAGAATATGAGTCTAGAGGGTTGGTTACAAAGTAAGGTAATTTTTCAAGGTCACGTAAATGATAATCAGGATCCTATGATGCTTGGTAGAGTTAGAGCTATACCTATTTATGAAAGATATCAAGATTCCTTACCGGAAGGTTGGGATGAAGAAAAGGATAAATGGACAGCTAGAGACCCTTTTATTTTTTTACCATTATTACCATATTATATAAACCAAGTGCCAAAAGTTGGTGAATACATTAATATATTCTTTTACAACAAAAGAGAAAGATTAGACAATAGTAAATTTTATATTCAAGGTCCAATAACTCGTCCACAAAATAATTTTAAAGAAGAATGGACAAACTCACAAACAATGCTAGCTAGTGGTGAGTTTTTTAAACCGGCAAATGAGTTAAAAAATAGAAAAACCGGTGTTACGGATCCAAAAGCATTTGGTATATATCCGGAACCTGGTGACAACGCCCTTCTTGGCCGTGGAACTTCGGATTTAGTTATTAGAAAAGACGATGCAAATGGTTTTGATGGTGTTCTATTAAGATCTGGAAAATTAAATCCATTAGAATCTAGTAGTGCTGATTTTAATATACCAACACCAAATGATAAAAGGTCTTTTGTACAAGTTTCAACATTTGGATTAGAAAAAGTAAAAAGTGGGGATACTACGGTTACAAACGTTATACAAGAAGTAAAATATGTTAAAAACCTAGTTGAGTGGGAAGTTACAAATTTATCTGGAACAACGTTTGATGGGTCAATTAAATTATTTAGTTTAAAAGAAGATGAAAATACTAAACATCCAAAAGTAACATTATCTTCAGATTTAACAAGTTATATTTCATCAACATTATATCAATTAAATTTTACAGGAAAAACATCAGATGAAACAACACAATTAATTAATCAGTTTATCCAAGGTGTTAATAATGGTAAAATAAATATTAATGGTTATATTAGTTATCCATCACAAGATGGTGTTAATTTAGAAAATCAGTTCCCATTTTATTATAGACCTAGTAAATTTAATTCTGAATTATCAGAAACAGTAACATCAACCACTGTTATTGATGAACAAAATTTTACAAAAATATACAATGGTGTGAAATTAATTCAGTCAGCACCAAATTCAGGTTATGGCCTTATTTGGCAACAAAATGTTTTTGGTCAACAACCAACAATAACAAGAACTAAAGTTGAGACATCTACATATACACAAACACCAGTTACCTATGGTACTATGGGTGGTGATTTTGTTTATTTATTATCACACAAATCTGTTATAGGACCAAAAGGTAGTAAAATAGATTTAACTGGTACATTATATGGTATTGACCAAGAAAAATTTACAAATGAAGTTTACTTGAAAACGGATCCAATGGTGAGAGGGGACCAGTTAATGGTATTACTTCAAGAAATTGTAAACTTTCTTGTTTCACACGTTCACGCATTTCCAGGTTTAGCACCAGTTCCAGTTGCAACAGACGGAACAACAGTTGAGAACATACTTCAAAAATTATTAGATAAAGATAATACTATATTAAATCAAAATATTCGGATTAATTGATATTTATTATAAAAAAGTAAATGTCAATTAATAATTCATACTTTAGTAGAAATAATACTTTAATTTCAAATAGTTTTGTTAATACCGGAAGAAATCCAGTAACAGAATTATTTTATGGTGATGGTGGCCTTGTTAATCCAATTGGTTTTACAAGATTTATTTTTGATTTAGATTTAACATTACTAAAAGAAAAAATTGCAAATGGATTAATATCAACTGGGTGTACAACAAATATGAAACACACCCTAAGAATGACAAATACAAGTTATTTTGATAAAGATTTTTTAAATGCAAAAACATCACAAGGAAGATTAAGGGCAACATCATTTGATCTTGTGTTACTTAGAATTCCTTATTTTGATTTAGACCCAGAAAAACCACAAATTTGGGATGAAGGTGTTGGTTACGATTATTATGATGTGATAACAGAAATACCAAATGATAAAAATTATTCTGACCGTCCATCAAACTGGTATCAAACAACAACAATTGGTGTTTGGGAACAACCTGGAATATATAGTAATACAAATAGTGGTTCTGTTCCATATTCCGGTTTAACCGAAATTGCAAGACAACATTTTGAATTTGGTGATGAAAATATTGAATTTGATATGACTGATGAAATAAATGGTGTATTGAATGGTGATACTATTAACTCTGTTGGTTGGGTAATTGCTTTCTTACCTCAAGTTGAGAATTTATCCGGAACAACTGGTACATACTCTGTTGGGTTTTTTACAAGACATACTCAAACATTTTATGAGCCTTTTTTGGAAACAAATTATGATGATTTAATTGAAGATGATAGAAATTCTTTTTCTTTAGGTAAAACAAATAAATTGTATTTATACATTTATGAAGATGGTGATTTTAAAAATTTAGACAATCCGCCATTAGTTACAATTAGTGATGCTAGTGGTGACCCAATTTCTGGATTAATTAATTTACCTTCTTGTCAAAAAACAAAAGGTGTATACGAAGTTACAATTCCACCTTTATTAGGATATAAAACCCCTTGTACATTTCAGGATACTTGGAAAAACATTACAATGGATGGTTTTGTATTACCAGATGTTTATAATGAATTTGTTTTATATCCGGTCCAAAAAAACATTCAAATAGGAACATCAACAAATGATCCAAAAGTTTATGGTTTTGATTTCTTTGGAATTAAACAAGATGAAAAAATATTAAATACAGATATAAGAAAAGTTGGTGTTATTATAAAACAAGCATATACGACAAATAAAATGTTACCAAAAGTAGAAGGTTATTATCGTGTATATGTAAGAGAAGGTCAAACAGAAGTCCAAGTTCAAGACTGGTCAAAACTTAATAGAACACCAAACGAATATTATTTTATTTTTGATACCAGAGATAAAATACCAAATGAATATTATGTTGATTTAAAGGTAATTTCTTCTGGTGAGGTAAATACTTATAAAAAACAGATTAAGTTTCAAATAGTGAATAAAAAATAAAAAAATAGAAAATGCCAAATTATATTATAAACGAATGTTTAACTAATAATGAATACATTATTTCTGCAGATACGTTAACGTCGGGCGCCACAATAGAGTTTGATATTAGCGAGGCCCGATTTTGTGGTACTGTTGGGGCAGTAACAGAGAACGCTGAAACTCTAAATATATCCTTTATTAGCCCACATACAGATTGTTGTTCGTGTTTAAGTGGTCTTACAGAATCTTTAAATTTTAAATTTATACAATGTGGTACAGAAAATGAAATTAATATAAGCGCAACTGATTTTTGTAGTGAATTTGGGTCACCCACTACAGGTCTTACTTATGAAATACAATTTGCTTCTGAAACACCATTTTGTGCTACTTTTGAGGGGTTAAGTGAATTGGGTGTAACAGATTATACATACGTTTCAGGACCCTTTTTACTTTGTGAAGATTGTGGAGAAGAACCACCAAGAAGTGCGAATACTGAAACATTTTTATGTCAAGAAATATGTACATCTGGTGGTACAACTACAATATCGGTAACACCACCTCATCCAGTATGGACTGATGGTTATGGAACAGCGGTGACACAGTTAAACATGATTACATTAGGTGGTATTAATGGATTAAATAATTAAAAAAATAAATTATGGCAAATATAAATACGGTTCAATGTACCACAAATAATCTTGAGTCAGTAGATTTTAACTTTAATATACCATCAATAGGACAAGCGTGGTTAACATCAAATATACCTAACGGACCCAACAAAATACAATGTGTTACTATAACAAGTTTAACTGACGAACCAACTGCTGGAAGATATTTAATTAGTGGTTATACAGATTGTTATGATTGTCAAGTTTCTAATTTTTTTGTTTATAACTTTGAAGATTGTGTAAGGGGTAATTTTGCTGTCACAGCAGAAAGTTTTGGTTTTTCACCAACTATTGATGAAACTTATTATATAACATATTCCGTATGTGACGAATTAATAACCACTTGTGCAACTCTAGTAGGTTTTGGTATTTATTCATCACAAGAAGTTTTAAATGAACAGATTCTCAATTGTAAAATAGGTGTTGTACAAGGAACACCAGTATTACAAACTGATTGTCCTTCTTGTCTTCAAACAAACGCTATTCCACATATTGTACAAAGATGTACGGATGGTGAAACTGATTGTGTTTTATTACTTGATAATACATTTGACGGACATTTAATTTCATATTCAAATGGAATTGACCAATATTGTGGTGTCGTCTCAGTTAGTGAAGCATGTACTGGTCCATTTTTTAATTTTATTCAAGATTATGGACTTTTTATTGACAATGGAGGTGAAGCCGAATGTATTGATTGTTTATCAACTTCAGCCCAAAAAATAAAACTTGTTAATTGTATTGATTCTGAGCAAACTGAAGTTGTTTGGTCTTCAGCTTTTTATGGTGCTGGTGATGTTTCAAACCTATCTTTAGATAATGGTTGTTACGAAGTTAGTGGGTACACAGAAGAAGAAGTTACAATTAATAATTTCTTTAATTTTGAACCACAACCTGGATGTGACCCTTGTGTTGAGTGTAGTGGTGTTCTTTATGGTTATGTAGATTGTAATGAAAATTCTTATACACTTAGGTCGTTTCAAGCTTTAAGTGCTGGTACTCATTTTTATGACCCATTAAATGATGTGTGTGCACAAATTGCAGGAACGTCATCCGGATATTACCCTGGAACAATATATAGTGTTGAAACTTTTGAAGATTGTTCGGATTGTAATGCAACTGCCGATATAAATTACTGGCAGGTAAATATATGTGCTGCTAGTGGTACATCATCAAATTATTCTGTAAATGTAACGACAGATAGTACAGTCACAACTGGAGATATTGTTAAATTAATGTGGGGTTCTAATGAGTGGGTTTGTGGTGAAATTACTAGTACTACAAGTGGTTATTATAATGGAACTTATTATAACACACAAAAAAATGGTTTAGGAACAACATTAATATATGATACTTGTGAAAATTGTAATTCACAAGGTGCAATAGGAATCACATTACTTTCTTGCGATATTCCATACACAGAAAGTTTTGTTCAAATAACACTTGAGAATTATTTACAAATATTAAACTACGGTTCATTACAAAATTATTCCGTAAGCGACCAAAATGGTAATTGTTATACAATATCAAATGTATGTCCAATACCTTTAAATTCAAATGAATTTACGCCGGTTGGTTTTTATTTTAATTGTTCAATATGTTCTGAAAACAACCCAGATGTAAATCAACCAAGAAGTGCAAATACTGAAACATTTTTATGTCAAGAAATATGTACATCTGGTGGTACAACTACAATATCGGTAACACCACCTCATCCAGTATGGACTGATGGTTATGGAACAGCGGTGACACAATTAAATATGATAGTTCTTGGAGGACCTAACGGATTAAATAATTAAAATTATGAGTATAGAAAGAATTATAAAAAAAGTACTAAAGGAAGAAGACGAACATAGGTCTGGAAGATATATGTTCTTCTCTAACCTGCAACAAATGAGAAGACAGTGTGATTTACTTTTAGATTTAGATGAAGAAATGGTTGAATCTATTTTAGAAAATGGTCACGATTGGGCTCAAGATCACATATCTGAAGCAAAAAATAATATGGACCAAGTTTTTGATTTTTTAATGAATGAATCAAAAAAAGATGGTATGGAAATGTCTATGAATATTGACGATAAGGATATGGTTATGGCTGAAGGTAAGAAAAAAAAGAATGTTGCAACTAATAAAAAATTATGGCAACAATCTTTATCTTGGGCTAGAGCAAGATACGACGTTTGTCCGAGCGCATATTGTAATGGCGCTGCCGTTAAGAGGTACAACTCTAAAGGTGGTAAGTGGATAAAAAAATAATTTACAGATGAAAAAAGAGTTTATAAATTAATATCACCATATGGCGTTGAATTTAATTTAACTTCCTTGAGAAATTTTTGTTTGGAGCACGGTTTGAATGACAGTGCTTTACATAGGGTTGGTAAAGGTGATTTACAACATTATAAAGGTTGGAAATGTGAATATAATAAAATACTATTAAAATAATTTGGTATTATAATTATTTTTTCCATATCTTTGTAGAAAATAAATTATAAGATATGTTTAAAAGAATTTTTAGGTTTTTTAGAAGGTTTAAAATGCGATTTTATTTATGGACAAAAAAAGACGGTGTTTTTAAAAGTTACGAAGAAGAAACAACTTCTTATGAAAAAACTTGTTTTCATATTTGTGTCAAAATGATTAAAAACCAATCAACCAAATTTATGATTGCCCCAATGTCACATAAACGGTATTTGGAGAATAAAGAATTAGATTTGTTTATAACAATGTATGATGGTAATGTTGATTTAACAAATCACGTATACCATTACCACGTAAAATTGAGTAAACGAGATTGGGAAAGAGTCACAAAAATATATGACACAGAAACCGAAAAAAGAAGAACCGAATACGAAGAAAAGATAAATTCCCAAATAAAAAATTCATTACATAATGTACTAGAAAGAATTTCTAATTTCAGTAAGAACTCTGTCAACTAAATTATTAATTGATTCTTTTTTTGTCTTATATGATGTCATAACTGGTTTTTGTCCTTTACCAGATTGTGGATCATTTTTTTCTGCTTTTCTTTTTTGTTGACAAGCTGCTTTTTTTTGTGAATCAGACATTTTACCTGCAACACCAGCCGCTCTACATTTAGGATAAGAACCTGTACTTGCGTCTGACCTACCACAAGGTGGATGTTTACCATCAACTTTTCTACAAATATCAACCCAAGGTCCTTTTGGTTGTGATGAACCTTTTGGTTTTTTCTTTTTACCAAACCAAACAGCTAAGTCTTCAGTAATTGTTTCTTCATCTGTAGTACCAACTGGGTATGTTGGTATTTCATATTTACCAGATTTGTCCTTTTCCCATACACCAACAATTCTTTTAACATTTTTTTTTGTTGTTTTTTTCTTTGGGATTTGGTTAACTCTAATTTTAGACTCAACACTAAAAGGACCTAGTTCAGAGTTTTTCCAAATCCTTAAACCAAGTTCTTGTGGTCCATTATATTCACCGGCACTAGTCGTAGTACTTATTTCATTTAATTTTTTTCTTTCAATTGGAACAATTTCTTTTTTTGTTTTTTTTAAATTACCACTTGGTGTTTGATTTATTACACCACCATCTTCATCAGTAAAAGTTGCTTCTGGATGATACTTTAAATAATTAGAAACTTTTTTTGCTCTAGTTTCTAACTTTTTAATTTCATTTTTCTTTAAATCAAATTTATGGTCATAACTATCATATGCAACTAAAGGACTTTTATATTTTGAAACATCAACAGTAAATGGTCCTAATTGACTATCATTAAAATCTTTCATACCAGGTTGTAATGGTGGAGCATAAGATCCTCTACCACCACCATCACTTGTGGCTTCTTTTAGTATTCTCTTTATAATTTTTCTTAAATCCATTATATTATAAATATCTAAAATAACTAAAATGGAAGAAGAAAAAGAATTATTTGGTAATTTATTTGGTACAATAAATTTATTGTCAGAAGAACATCTAGAATTAATTTTAACAACAATGGATAAAGAACATGCAATTTACTATTTAGTTGAATCTGTTAAAGCGGCACACAAACGTGGTGCATTTACAATTGGCGAGTCAGAAATTCTATCAAAATCAATTAGAGTTATTTCTTCCAAGACTTAATGTATAAAACATTATGTGTATATGATATGCAACTAAACAAATAATTGCCCAAGTTTCCATCCAGAAAAAACCACCATTTAGTAGAAAAAATAATGATATTAAATATATTGGAATATAAAATCTAAATTTTTTAACTGATAACATTGATATTCCGGACATTATAAAAAATAAAATAGCTAAAACATTGTGAAGTAAAAACCAATTTTGTACTGAAAATACCGTTAACAATAGTAACAAAACTGCAGGAATTCTCCATTTAGGTAAATCAAATAAAAAATAACTAACAAGTGCATTTGAAAAAATAAATAAGGGTTGTAATTGAGTTTCCCAAGATTGTGATATTGACTCTAAATTACCACAAGTAAAATAAATTATAAAAGGTTGTAATACCGCTAAAATAGAAGTAAACAACCTTTTTATAATTTCAAATCTACTTATCATCTAATAATTTTTCTCATAGTACCGTCTTCATATACTTCAAACACAACTCCTTTATATGTTTCATTAACTTCTTGACCAGTAAGATTTATATATTTTACAATTTTTTTACTTGAAAAAAATCCTTCTATTGATATTGGTCCGTAAATTTTATGTTGACCATCAATATCATATTGTACCAGTCTGTAATAAACAATATTATCTTGGTTATAATAATCAAGATAGGTGTAATTTATTAATGACTGACTATTACCCGCCGCTAATTTAGTACCAACAACTCTCCAATTTTCACCATCTTCACTTCTTTCGATATCAAAATGAGATGAATTTTGTTCTGATGCTGTAGCCCATTTTAAGTTATTAAATGATGGATATTTTACACCTTCAAAATAAAGTAGTTCTACAGGTAATGACACCGGATTTGAAAGTCTAACAGTGTATTCCTCTATTTCACCATAACCATACCCTGTTGAATAATAAGCATCGTTTGATGGCGTTGAACCCCAAGCTGATAAAACTCTCATTAAAAAGTCACCGGTTGCAGCATCTGATGGTACTGTAATTAATTCTGATGTTGAATTTGCTGGTGCTTTTTGTAAAACATTTTCTGTTGTTTGAAAAATACCGTCACCATTATAGTCAATCCAAGCGGCGTATCCTTGTCCGGATTGAAAGGTATTTGTTGCGGTAACACTTAATTGGTATGGTTCCCCTTTAGTTAACTCAATAATTTGAGAAGTAAAATCTTGGTAAGCATCACCATCATTTGTTGACGTATTGTTGATATTACTTAATGTCACATTTGATATATAATCACCATCACTAACCCCATAAGTATATGGTGGTGCAAGTTCTAATGTGACTAAAATTGGTGATGTGACACCAGCAGGACAAGAACCACTTACTGAAGTTGCCCTAAAATACATATTTGCTTGTGCAACATTTAGTTGTAATGTGTATGGCATAATAGGATTTGTTATTGATCCGTCAACTGTACTAAAATTATTAAAAGACCATTCTAATAATGTTACACTACCCCCATTTCCCACAATTGAGAATGTAACAGCATCATTTACAACTGTTGTCGTTTTATCTGATGATAATGTACCCGCAGTTGTTGGTGTAGTACAGGGTGTTGTGATACAAACTGTAAAAGTACCTCTTGACCCAACAGTGGATGCGTAACTATGAATTCTTATGTAGTAAGTAACGCCAATACTTAAACTATTAACTGTTGTGGTTTCTACACTAGAACCTGCCGTCGCATCAATACAAGATAGTGATGAAAGTCCACCACAATTACCACCATACACTTGAAAAACAACATCAGCCATAGTACCTGGTGTGACAGTAATAACATGTGAAGTATTTGTTGCAACAAAAGAAAACCAAACATCATCATCAGCACCTGTACCGGCACATGCCGCTGATGATTGTGTTGCACCAACACTACTAGCGGAAGTTGTTGAGGTACAAGTTGAAGAACTGTTTACTGTGACAGATGTTGCATTTGAACAATCATTATTAGTTGGTGGACTTATGGATGAGGTAGAAGCAACCCAAGAACTTGTAGTTCCACCACAATTACTTTGTACATAAAGAATATAGGACGTTTGTTGGGTTAAACTACTCGCGGTCGTGGTTGTTGTACCGACTATTCCAGATGCCGCAAGTCCGGTAGATCCGCTACCGCCAGCACCTGACGACCTTAATTCCCAATTATAACCATTGCTTGGTGTTGGTGATGGTGCCGTCCAAGAAAGATTTGCAGTTGATGATGAAGTGTATGATATTGTTGGTAATGTAGGACCTATACAAGACTGCACAGTCCAAATAAATATTAACCCTGTTGAAGGGACACATCCACTACGAAACCTTACGTTGTGAGCATTAGATGTTCCGGCGGTTGTACCATTTGGTGCCCCCCAATTTGGTGTTGCATCCGGTATAGAAGTTGTTAATCTTCTGTTATTGTAGTCTGTATTTGTGGAACCCCTTAAACCAACCATTGGTTGATAAGTTGTACTTGTTGTAATTGTCGTCATATTACCATACACAACACTTATTTGACCATTTGATTTGTTTACTCTC